AAAGGTTGCATGGAATACTATCATCATAAAAAGATGAAGGGCCGTCCTGAAAAATCATTTACCGAAGAGTTGCGTAAAGAACTATGCGAGAAGTTGTTCAATCATTTCCGCGAAGATATTGTCAAAGACAAATATAAGTTAGGACAATGATATGAGAATTAGAGAACTACTATCAGAAGGTGGAAATGTATTTGCAGGTAAAACAACTGGCATTAGGCTAGAATATATTGAACCTACTCTTGCAGCATACTTTACAGAATTAAAACATATTTTTCCAAACAAAGCTGGTATTTTTAGTAAACAAAATTTTGTACCACTAGGGTCGGTTGGTAAGAAAGCAGTTAGCGGAGATATCGATCTAGGCGTTAGCGCAACTGATTTACTAGACAAAGCAATGAGCGACGAGAGTATTGCAGCATGGGGAGTTGATCCCAAAGCAGTACAGGCAGAATTTGAAGCCCTGCAAAAGCGTGCCAGAACCAGTACACCAGAACAGCTACGCATGAAAGCGTTCCTAAAACAATTAACATTGTATATCAACAGTCATGCACCTAGCCTGTACTGTGATGAAAAGAAAGTTACTGATGGCAACATCTTTGGCTTATTTCCACAGTTAACTGACAAAGGTGAACATGTAGGTAGCGGTGTTCAAATTGATTGGATGATCGGTGATCTAAATTGGTTAAAGTTTAGCTATCACTCTGCGGCATACCCAGAACAATCTAATGTTAAAGGGCTGCATCGTACACAGTTAATGTTGAGTGCATTCCAAGTAGCCAATTTAAGTTTCAATCATGTGGCTGGCGTTAAGGATAAGGCAACAGGAGAAGTAATTGCCCGTGATCCAGACGATGCATTAAAAGTATTAGGTCAACGTTTGGGATTTAAGATTACACAAGCCGATGCCGAAGACTATTACAAACTACACGCATTGTTAAAAGCTAGATTAAAACCTGAAGATTACAACACATTGTTGAATGTATACTTTAAAATTTTAGATAGCACTCGTGCAGATATTCCGGACGACATGCAGGACGAATGGCGTAAGCGCAAGGATGCACTAGGCCTAACTGGCAAGTTCCTCCCGGACAATTCAGCATTAAAGGTGAGACAATAATGAGCGGCGTAGCAGGTGCAGATCGAGTTAAAAGCAGATTAGACTTTCAACAGTTTCTCGCTTCTTATCAACATTTACTGGGACAGTTCCCGGGCTTTGTCAGCATGAAGCCAAGTGGTAGTTATAATAGCAATCCAGACAAACAAGACTTTGGTGACATTGACTTAATCGTACATATCCAAAGCGAAAAGGATAAGGCAACACTAAAGAAAGAACTTCAAGCGTTCTTTATGAAACAACCCGAGACTGTTATTGTTCCGTTCAGTAGTGCCAAACATGCTGGTAAGCGTACATACAATGCAGGTGAATTAGTCAGTGTTCGCTTCCATGATGATGCACTGGGCTACAGCGCACAAATCGATAACATTGTAGCATTGGATCATTTGGAAGCAGGATTCAAACAGCAATTCTTAGACATGCCCGCAGAAATACAAGGACTGGTCTTGGGATTAGTTAAGATCTCTACTATCGAAACCGAGCCTGCTATCTTATTCCAAAAGTTAGGTATCAAAGCACAACCACAATTAGAACCTGATCAAGAATACGAGTTTAATTTAAGCGGAGTTGAATTGCAACTGCGCAAGGTCACTTACGAACCAGGTACATTCAAACAAGTTGGCAGAGACATAATCTGGAGTAGTAGGAATTACGACGACCTACAGAAGTTATTATATCAATACGATTTGAATACCAACTTTGACAGTTTATTACAACAGGCTAAACAAAACATACGCAACCCACGTAGTAATCAACGTATGCAAGGTGTATTCAGCAGTATGATCAGCGTTAAGAGCGGCGAAGTCGGAACTCAAAAAGGTGCAGACAAAGAGGCAGCGTTGGCTAGAGTACAACAGGCATTTGGTGAATCTCGTAGATCAATATTTAGATCGTTGATGGAAAGTAATAATAAAACTGTTGCATTTGCATTTGGACGATTTCAACCTCCGACAATCGGACACGAACTATTGATTGTTGCTGTTAAAGAGGCCGCTGCTCAAGCAGGTGCCGATCATGTCATTTATGTTTCTAAAACACAGGATGCTAAAACTAACCCATTAGACATCGGAACTAAAATGGCATACTTACAAAAGATGTTCCCGGGAACAAACTTTGTAGCAGCCGATGCAACTGTAAGAACACCAGTTGAAGCAATCAAACATTTAAATCAAAAGTATAATGGGTTAATTTGGGTTGCAGGTTCGGATCGTTTGCCTGTATTCACAAAGTTGGCAAATGACTATAACGGTAAAGAATATCAGTATCAAAATATACAGGTCATTTCTTCCGGGGCACGAGATCCCGATTCAGAAGGAACTGAAGGCATGAGTGGTACAAAGATGCGTGCTGCGGCTTTGGAAGATAACTTGCAGGAATTTATGCAAGGACTACCAGGAAATATAAGTGAGCAAGATGCTATGAAATTAATGAACTTAATAAAACAAGGTATGCAAAAACCTGTCAAAGCAGCACCTGGCCCTAAATTGCCTAACACAACTGAAGCGACATTTAAGAAAAGTCCTTATGGTCGTACTGCCGCTAGCCAACAGCGTGCTAAAGATTTATTAAATCCTCCAAAGCCGCCAGAGCCAAAGAAAGATGAACCAGTTGCAGAAAAGATGATGCCAGCAAGTAATTTTGCAGGAACTCCTAAAAACAAATTAGGTTCAGCAGGACAATTAAAAGGCAATATGAAGCGTCCAGCAAGAGCAGGTGACCTGGTAGGTAGTGCTGAAGAAAGCCGAATTGTTAAAGGCGTTCCAATCAGTGAAGATGTTCAAAACATCATGGACGCATTGATCAATAAGATTATATTCAATGAAGCAGTATCGAATAAGCGTAAATGATGTTCCGCAAGACAGCGGCGATGATGCATATCTAGCACCCGAAGATCCTATTCATGCTCTAAAAGCAGTTAGTATTATGGGCGGATTAGGTGGGCAACAGCGTCTTGCAGAATACAATGCTACATTAAGACCAGTAGTTGCGGGCAACAATAAAGGGCAAATACAACGCGAACAGAACATACGTCCTGGCACCGATGCGTGGTTTAAACTTTGGTTTGGACAAAATAATAAATAATATATCATGGATAAATTAATTCAACTTACTCGCATTGGTTTTGGCACAACTTTTAGTTTTTATGTAAAAGTTCATTCTTTTCACTGGAACGTAGAGGGCAGTGATTTCTACGAATATCATAAACTGTTTGAAGAAATCTACACAGAAGTCTACGGTGCAATAGACCCCTACGCAGAAAATGTGCGTAAATTAGGGGGATACATTCCTACTAGTTATCATAACCTCAGCATGTTAACCAAGATCGAAGACGAAGATCGTGTGCCCAACAAAGACGAAATGATACAAGAATTGTTACAAGACAGTGAGCGTATACAGATTGTTCTCAAGAAAAACTACGATGCTGCTGAAGCTGCGGGTGAACACGGGCTTTCAAACTTCCTTGCCGAAAGGCTTGACAACCATAAAAAACATGCATGGTTCCTGCGTGCTAGTTTAAAAGGATCAATGTAATGCGAGCTAAAGATTTTGTTAACGAAGTTAGAGGTGATGGTAAGATGCATCCTCATATGGACAACGCTAACCAAGGCGCTGTTCGTATGCGTGATATCGGTGGATACGATCGTACCTATCACCTAAACCGTATTTGGATGGCCGCTGCAATGGCTGATGGTAAGAGTGCAAAAGCTGTTGATATGGATAGTGCCAGTTTTGTCGAAAAGTATAATGTGGCATTTCCTTACACTGATGCAGAACACTTGATGATATTGGCTGCTATGGCCACTATTCCAACTGATAGCCAAGAATTAACCAAACGTGGTAAAAGTAAAGAACCGGATGATACTTATACAGTAAGTCCCGTAGCAAATTGGATGAAGAAATGAACAACGAATTTAAAAAAGTAAAATCAAATGGCGAAACACGATTCGTGTTAGAATTCTCCGACGGTGGATCAACAAGTGCAGGCAGTATAGCTAGCGTAGAAAAACCACTAGGTGAACTACAGCGTAGAGCTGAACCGCCAAAACCTCGCAACTTCGTTGCCAAGAATGCCAAGATGGGCGGGGCTGGTCAGCACAAGGATAAGAAGAAGGCTGATAAGCAGGGTGATGTTAAACATCGTAAACCATTTGCTGAAGGCGATGTTGTTCCACTAGGTAAAAAGCATCGTGGAGATTTAGAGGATACACGCTCATGCCCCAAGTGCGGTGGCGACTTACAAGGTGGAACATACATGGGACACCGAGTAAAAGTGTGCCATCCTTGTTCACAAGTTTATCTACCACCTAACAGCGGTATTGACCAAAAGGGTAATAAAATAGGCGAGCAAGGTGTGGCGGAAGGCTCTGAACAATATGATGAAATTAGTGACAAAGCATTCGATGAAGGATATGCTGGGTATTCTTATCGCAACATTTATCCCAAAGGCACTAGAGAATATGAGGAATATCACGAAGGGTGGTACGACGGTCGCTTGGCTTTTGAAAAAGCAAACGACTACGAAAGCGACTTTTATATTTCAAGACCGGAGCAAGGTGTGGCGGAAGGTGAAAAGACTATGAGTCGCGCTGCCAAAGGTAATGAGAAATATGGCAAGGACGGCATGAAGGCACTAGCCAAGGCAGGTCGTGAAGGTGCTAGCGATGAGAAGCTAGATAAGATTCGAGACAAGTATGACAACTATAATGAAGAAGCCAAACACGGTCTCTACTACAATGTAAACAAACGCAAGGCTGCTGGAACCAGTAGACCCGCATCAAGTCCCAAAGCACCCACAGCACAGGCGTGGAAGGATGCAGCCAAAACTGCTAAAAAAGAAAGTATAGCAGAGAGTGAAGGACGTTGTATGCAGTGCGGTATGAAAGACTGCAAGTGTCCAGGTACCAGTTGCAAATGCAAACCTATTGCAGGTTGGGTACCGGGCAAAGGTTTCAAGAAAGCCACGGACGAAGCTGCCAATGCCGCACAACAAGCTGCCATTGCAATTGCCAAAAAGAAAAAGCAAGGTGTAGAAGAAGAGTGGAGCAAGAAATACAAATCTAGTATCAACTGTAGTCATCCAAAAGGATTCAGTCAAAAGGCTCACTGTGCCGGTAAGAAGAAGCACAATGAAAGTATGATGACAATGGAAGCGGTGTGCCCAGATTGCGGCATGTGCCAAACACACGGCAATATTAGCGAGATTAAAAAAGGTGCTAAAGATTCAAATGGAGTTAGCAGTTGCTGGTCAGGCTATCATGCGGCTGGTACTAAAAAAGGCCGTAATGGTGGACAGGTTCGCAACTGTGTGCCCAACGAAGGTATAGCAGAAAATCCAGACTGGTACAATGACGAGGCAAATAGTATGTCTAGTAGTCAACTAAAAAGTCTATATAAACATGCAATGAAATTACGCCAAGCAGTTAAACGAATGCAGGCACAGGGTGATACATTAGAACCATGGCAACAGAGCAAAGTTACCAAAGCTGCTGATTATTTAGATGCTGTGTTCAATGCGGTGGACGACGAGCATGATATGGGCGAGCAGACTGAATTAGAAAGTGTAGGTATTCCATCATACGGCGTGGGCGGTTATCGCAATCGTGGCGATGATGAAAGACACGATCTAGATGATCCAGAACTACAACGTAATCGTCAAGAAGTCACATATTACAACATCACAATCGACGGCAAACCTATTAATCCTGAACCAATCTTTGGTCGTAGTGCTACAATTGCATGGGGTAAGAAACATGCTGCCACTGGCGTGGATCTTTCCAACGCTATGATATCTCCAGTTAAGTATACCGAAGATGCCTATATGGAATCACTGCAAAATATGTTAGAGCGTTCTGTGAGTCAAGCACAACATAACCTAATGGTAGGTGTTGCACACAATCCAGCATTTGCCCAAAAGGTAAAAGTTAAACGAGCTGTTGGACAAGAGTTTGCCAATGCAGATCAAGGTCACGACATTAGCAAACTACCAATCCGTGTTCCAAAAAAGAAATGAAAATAAACGATTTATTAGAGTCAGACGACTACGAAATACATAACCAAGAAAAACTAGATCGAATATTGGTCAAGTTATGTGAGATGGTCATTGAAGCACAACAAGAAGATAGTGAATACTATGGTATGGTTGCTGCCGGTGTCCTCGATCCTGATAATAATTTAGCAGCTGGAGTAAATTATCCTCATGAAGAAGGCGGTCGTGTCCATGCAGAAAGAGCCGCAATGGAATTATATGAAAGCCAATATGGATCACCGGTTCCCAAAGGCAGCATCATTATTACAACATTAAGTCCGTGTAATGAACACGCAGATCGAACAGCAGATAAGCGCCATGGCGAAAGTTGCACTGAACTAGTCAACAATTCTACTGTGCATAAAGTATACTGCGGATACATGGATCCTAGTCAAGGTGACGACGAGCACGATGAGAGAACATTCACTTTAGAAGAAACTCGCAACCCTGCTATACGCGAGCTTTGCAAAAAGTTTGCAGATACATTCCTAGATGGTCATGTGTCTGAATCAGCAGCTTGGCATCGCAAGGCAGGCAAAAGTAAAACAGGTGGACTAAACGATAAAGGCATTGCCAGCTATCGTAGAGAGCATCCCGGAAGTCACTTACAAAAAGCTGTAACTACTAAACCTAGTAAATTAAAACCCGGAAGTAAAGCTGCCAAACGCCGTAAATCATTCTGTGCTAGAATGGGCGGCAGTAAAGGTCCAATGAAAAAACCCAACGGTGAACCAACCCGTAAAGCCCTAGCATTGCGTAAGTGGAACTGTTAATGCGTATCTTTGAACTTGTAGAAAACTTTGCAGATGGTCGAAATCCCCAAGACAAGGGCGACAGCAAGAGACATGGCATCAATACCAAAGCCAGTGTAAGTAGTCTGCGTAAAACTGCCAAACAAGGTGGTCGCAAAGGACAATTAGCTCATTGGCTAGCCAATATGAAAGCTGGACGAGCAAAGAAGAAATAAAATCAAGTGCCGATTTACCTTTAAGCCACATTGGCTGTACTACGAAAAAACAGGGAAAGCTCATAGTTAGGGGTCCTCGGATGCCCGGTTAACCACTTGACATGATATTTACCGATAAATATATCCATGTATAACTTTATAAAACAACTACAAGAAGGTAGAGTAATTAAAAAATTAGAGCAGGTAACATTGCCCTATGCTCGTGACGGTCTTGGTCGTAGTCTAAGTAAAAAAGCAATAGATTATCATTATGGCAAATTATACGGCGGATATGTAACACGATTCAACGCCGGGGAGGGTGATCCAGATTTTAACGAAGCCGGTGCTTTCTTACACAGCATTTATTTCCCACAAATGCAGCCACCAAAAAATTCAAATCAACCTGCTGGTAAATCTCTAGAATTTATCAACCAGCATTTTAAAAGTTTTGACAAGTTTAAAGAAACGTTTGAAAAAATTGCTATGGGCATACAGGGCAGCGGATGGGTCTATCTTGCCAAGAATGGAGAAATCAAAACTATCGTTAATCACCAAATCAAGAATGATATCATACTGCTAATAGACTGGTGGGAACACTCTTGGGTTCTGGATTACCAAGCGGACAAGAAAGGTTATTTAAATAACCAATGGAAAATTATTAATTGGAATTTAATTAACGAAAGATTGTAATTAAACATAAATACTCGTGGGAGCACGAGAATGGCAAAATACGAAACAAAACAGCATAGAAAAATCTACGAACAATATCATGGCATAAAAATTCCAAAAGGAATGGAGATACATCATATAGATGGAACCCATGCTAATAATGATATTAATAATCTTAAATTAGTTACATGGCAAGAACATTACGATATTCATTATTCGCAAGGTGATTGGGCCGCTTGTTTATTAATTTCTGGAAGACATTCTATACCTCCGGAAGAAAGAAGCAGATTAGCATCATTAGCCGCTACTAAAGCAAATAAAGAAGGTAAGTGTGGATTTAAATTAGGACACGCATCTGCTGCCGGAAAAATAGGCGGAAAAAAGGGAGGTAACTATGCTAAAGAAAATCGCACAGGTATTTTTGCTTTAAGTCCTGAAAAAAATAAAGAAAGGCATCTCAATTCTGTTATATCAAAATTAATAAAAAATGGTAAGATGTGTGCTTGGCCACAACAATAAAAATTTGACACTTCTCCTTGTGTAGTATATACTAGCTAACAAGGAGATTTTTTATGAGTAAAGCGTTTGGAGCCCCAGAGCAGGCCAAAATTAAACAAATCGTTGCAGAGGGAATGACGGTAATGCAGGAAATTCAAGACCTAACTGAAGGTCTCAACGAAACCATCAAAGCTGTAGCAGAAGAACTAGAAGTCAAGCCCAGTGTTATCAAGAAGGCAATTAAGATTGCACAGAAAGATACATGGGATCAAGTGTTCCGCGAATTCGACGACTTGGAAACTATTGTGGATATCAGTGGTCACAGCTTCCGTCGTGAGGATCAATGATCAAAATATTCAAGCCAACATTAGAATGGATCAAAAATGACTACCGTACTAATCCTTTTCGCTTCTGCATTGAGCTGCTTGCTTGGGGCATTAGTATCGGGTGTTCGATTACCATGGCTATTACAGTCCCGAATCCGCCCCTACTATCTCTCTATCCTATTTGGATCCTCGGCTGCGGTCTCTACGCTTGGGCTGCTTTTAGCCGGAAATCTTTTGGCATGCTGGCTAACTATATCCTGCTGGTTAGTATAGATTCTATTGGCCTAGTTAGAATGATGGCTAAATATTTTTAAGAATGGTACGATCAACCATAAGTGATCAACAAGGTATGTGTATGCCGCAAATTACACAAGGGAGAAAAATATGAGTTATGTCGATGCTCGGTGGGACCGAGAAAAGGACATCGTTCAGGTTATTGAACGTGATCCAAAGAAAGGCAGGTTGTATCAAGAATACCCTGCAAAGTATATGTTCTATTACCCAGACCAACGGGGTAAGTATAAATCCATTCACGGAGAGAATCTTTCAAAAGTTACAGCCCGTAATTGGAAAGAGTTCATTAAAGAACAGAAAATTCACAGCGCACACAAGCTATACGAAAGTGATATTAATCCAGTATTCCGTTGTCTAGAAGAAAATTATCTAGGTAAAGATGCCCCAAAACTAAATGTTGCGTTCTTCGACATTGAGGTGGACTTCGATCCAGAACGTGGCTACAGCACTCCTGAAGATGCTTTCATGCCAATTACTGCTATCGCTGTTCACCTACAATGGTTAGATACGCTTGTTTGTCTTGCTGTGCCGCCAAAGACACTGACTATGGAACAGGCACAAGACCAAATCAAAGACTTTCCTAATACTATGTTGTTTGAAACAGAACACGAGATGTTAGATACTTTCCTAGATCTTATACAAGACAGTGATGTATTAAGTGGATGGAACAGCGAAGGCTTTGATATTCCATATACAGTAAATAGAGTAACAAAGGTCTTGAGTAAAGAGGATACACGTAGATTCTGTTTATGGGACCAAATGCCAAAGAAACGGGAGTACGAAAAGTATGGAAAAGCGGCTGTTACTTATGACCTTATTGGTCGTGTTCATCTGGACAGTCTCGAGTTGTACCGCAAGTACACCTATGAAGAACGCCACACCTACCGATTGGATGCAATCGGAGAGATGGAGGTAGGAGAATCTAAAACTGTCTATGAAGGCACATTAGATCAACTATACAACAACGACTTCCGTAAGTTTATCGAATACAACAGGCAGGATACTGCACTGTTAGATAAACTAGATAAGAAACTAAAGTTCCTAGACCTTGCCTGCACCATCGCACACGAGAACACAGTGTTGCTACAGACTACAATGGGTGCTGTTGCAGTGACTGAACAGGCTATTGTAAACGAAGCTCACCATCGTGGACTGATTGTTCCAAGTCGCCCCAAACGAGATGAGGATGCTAACAATCAGGCAGCAGGTGCATATGTTGCATATCCTAAAAAAGGATTACATGATTACATCGGTTCGATGGACATTAACAGTCTGTATCCTTCAGTGATTCGTGCCCTTAACATGGGTCCAGAAACAATTATTGGTCAGTTGCGTCAGGATTACACCAAGGCAGAAATTGATGCCAAGATTGCCAAAGGATCTAGCTTTGCGGCTGCATGGGAAGGTAAGTTCGGCAGTAACGAATATGAATTTGTTATGGCAAAAGATCGAACTAACGATGTTATCATCGATTGGGAGAATGGCGAAACAGATGTAATGAGTGGCGCACAGATCTATGAACTGATCTTTGAAAGTAATAAACCTTGGATGTTAAGTGCTAATGGAACAATCTTTACACACGAACGCGAAGGTATTATTCCCGGTTTGTTAAAGCGTTGGTATGCTGAACGAAAAGAGATGCAGGCTAAACTAAAAGAATGTATCAAAGCGGAGAATAAAATTGAAGAAGAATATTGGGACAAACGTCAATTGGTTAAGAAAATTAACCTCAATAGTTTATACGGTGCTATTCTTAATGCTGGTTGTCGTTTCTTTGATAACCGTATTGGTCAATCAACCACCCTTACAGGGCGTGGAATTGCCCGACATATGGCTGCTAAAATCAATGAGGTTATCACCGGAGAATACGACCACGTTGGAAAATCAATCATCTACGGTGATACAGACTCTGCATATTTCAGTGCCTACAATTCACTAAAGGTTGAAATTGCCAAAGGACAGATACCTTGGGATAAGAACACAGTGGTGCAACTGTATGACACTATTGCCGATGAAGTTAACAGTACATTCCCACAGTTCATGTCGGATGCACATCACTGTCCAAAGAGTCGTGGTGAAGTTATTAAAGCAGGACGTGAGATTGTTGCTATCAAAGGTCTGTTCATTACCAAGAAGCGTTATGCAGTTCTTTATTACGATAAAGAAGGCAAGCGTAGTGACGTAGATGGCAAGCCAGGTAAGATTAAAGCCATGGGTTTGGATTTGAAGCGCAGTGATACTCCGGAATTTATGCAGAAGTTCTTGGAAGAAGTACTGACAAAAGTTCTAAATAATGCTCAAGAGTCAGAAATTCTAGAGATGATTACAGAGTTTAGAACTGAATTTAAAGCCCGGCCAGGTTGGGAGAAAGGCAGTCCTAAACGAGCTAACAACATTGCCGAGTATCAAAAGAAAGAAGAAAAACAAGGCAAGGCCAATATGCCCGGACACGTTCGTGCTGCCATTAACTGGAATACATTAAAACGTATGAACGGCGACAAATATAGTCAACAAATTGTTGACGGTATGAAAGTTATTGTCTGCAAGGTCAAGGCAAATCCATTGGGTTATACAAGTATTGCATATCCAGTTGATGAATTGCGTTTGCCAAAGTGGTTCCAAGAACTGCCATTTGATCATGCAGAAATGGAAGCTACCATTATCAATAACAAGCTAGATAACCTCATCGGTGTTCTAGACTGGGATCTTAATTCCACAACTGAAACAAATACATTTCACAGCTTATTCAGCTTTGACTAAAATATTTGTTGACATTTACTCTAAATCTAAATAAACTTATACAAAGGAAACATTATGACATCAAACCCCATGCAAAGCATATTACAAGACATCGTTGCTCACACCAACAAACTAGGCTTTTTGAACATTGTAAAAATTACAGGTACAGAAGCTAAAACATTGATCGACTCTATGGCAGATGACCGTAGCGTTATCATGTATGCAGAAACTACCAATCCACATCCCAACATGATTGGAACATTTGGTATGCCACAGCTTGAGAAACTTCGCTATCTAGTAGATGGTAAAGAATATCAAGAAGATGCTAAAATTGAAGTTGTCACAGGTCAACGCAACGGTGAAGAAATCCCAGTCGGTCTCCACTTTGAAAACAAAGACGGTGACTTCAAGAACGATTACCGTTTCATGAATCAAGATATTATCAACGAGAAATTGAAGACTGTCAAGTTCCGTGGCGTTAACTGGCACGTTGAAGTTGCTCCTACAGTCAGTGCTGTACAGCGTTTCCAATTCCAAGCAGGTGCTAACACAGAGCACACAACATTCTTGGCTAAAACAGATGGCGACAAATTGATCTTTACATTTGGTGATCAAGCTAGTCATGGTGGCGAGTTTGTATTTGCCACAGGCGTTACTGGTAAGATTACCAAAGCGTGGACATGGCCTGTTATGCCAGTGTTGAGCATTTTGAAGATTGCAGATGCTAACAATGCTAAAATTGGTTTTAGTAATGATGGCGCTATGCAGATTGAATTAGACAGCGGTCTTGCTACTTACAAATACATTATTCCAGCACAGGCATGATAAAAGGGATATCCCAAGGCGGGCGTTATATTACGGTAACTGGAGGTAGTCCTTCCAACCCCTATATTTCGCCTGGCAGTCAATCAGCAGGCATGATGCGCTATAATACCAACATGAATACTGTAGAAGTGTATGATGGGCAATCTTGGAAAGATATTAGTTCAAATTATGCCAACATATCATTAACTATGGAAGCAGAATCGTTGCTCGATTGGGCTCGTAAAAAGCGTGATGAAGAATTACAATACAAATCATTAGCCGAGAGTCATCCTGCTGTTAAAATTGCCATGGACAATTTAGAGAAGGCTAAACTACAATTAGATGCTACAATAATATTAAGTAAAGAACATGATACATCAACAAGTTAATTTAACACCATTACAGCAGGATTATGCTGTATATCTTCCGGCCATCAGCTCGTTTTACAGCACCTATATTGCTAAACAACGTTTAGAAAAGTTTATCTCCGACGATCGTATTCCCGCTGGATTTGATCGCGGCGTTGAAGGTATGAACTTCCTTAATCCAGAACAAGGATACTTTACTTACAAGTACGGTTTGTATTCAGCAGGTCACGCACAGTTAGATCTACAAAAGAGTCTTACACAAGAGTCAATGATCCAACAACGTGATCGTAATAACACCATGATTCTAGGCGACTCCGGTGGATACCAGATTGGTAAGGGTGTTCTTAAGTTTGATTGGTTAGATTTTGAAGGTAAAGAAGCCACAAAGACTCGTCAGAAGATTCTTGAGTGGTTAGAAGTAACTGCTGACTGGTCAATGATGCTAGACGTTCCTACTTGGGCATGTGACCATATTCACAGTCCAAAGACTGGATTGAAAACATTTGAAGACTGTCTAGACAAAACACGTTATAACAACGATTACTTCTTAATGAATCGGTTGGGTCAAACTAAATGGCTTAACGTGCTACAAGGTGGCGATTGGGAAACTGCCGAGAAATGGTACGACGGTGTTAAAGAATTCAGCGATCCAGCAGGTAAGTATGCGGGTCGCGAAGCAGAAGGTTGGGCCTTTGGTGGCGCTAACATGTGCAAAATGGATATCACGTTAAAGCGTCTCATGACCTTGCGTGAAGACGGTTTGCTGAAGGGCAAAAACTGGATCCACTTCTTGGGTACAGCGCAACTTGACTGGAGTTGTTACTTAACTTTAATCCAAAGACAAATCAGGAAACATATCAATGAAGAAATTACCATATCTTTTGACTGCGCCTCACCTTTCATCGCAACAGCGCACGGACTTGTCTACACGAACGCCCAGCACACGCCAAAAAGGTGGAGTGTTATTATGGACAAAGCCCCAGACAACAAATCACTGTCAGGAAGCGACATCCCGTTCCCATTCGAGTCAAGTATCGGTCGCAGACTAACAATGGCAGACATTGCCTATTATAATCTAGGCGAGCGTAAAACTGATAAAGAACTAAATGGTGTCAAGTTTGATCACTTAAATCCAGATCACTATCATGTTGTTCCGCGCCGTAACAAGCTAGATAAGATTCCTAACAAAACATCGTGGGACAGTTTTGCCTATGCATTAATGATGGGTCATAACGTAGAATGTCATATTGTTGCTGTACAACGTGCTCAACAATTAATGGACATTGAGATTGCCAAAGTTAAAGATCGGCTAACATGGAAACAATGGAAGAAGGTCAAAGGCTCTGATATGAGCGACGAGCACAGCGATTGGGTTCCGCGTAATATCTTGTATTTCTCTAGTCTAATTAAAGACTTGTTTAATACCAAGACCAAGGCAGAAGCATTTGATATGATTGATAAAGCTGGTCCCTTCCTGCGTAGTTTAGAAGGTGCTCGCTTGCAAGGTGGTCCTGCTCAAAACACCTTTGGAAATTTGTTCGAAATTGAACAAGTAACATCAGTTGAAGAAATTGATTTAGCTAATCCAGATGACGACGAATTGAGAGCACTTGAAGAAGCTATAGGAGAATAATATGGCAACACGTAAAAAGAAAACAGATGTTATTATATCTGCTGATATTGCAGAAATGACAGGACCTAAAGTAGTCAAAGGTAATCACTTAACAGTGACCACACACCCAGATGGTAGAACAGATTTAGCATGGGATGATGATGCATTGTTAGCAGAAGTCCAAGCAGCATTGGCTAGTGTAGGAATTAAACCAAAACGTAAAACAAAGTTAAAACAAGACGGCAACTTGGACAATTAAGCTATTGACTCATACTATAAAACCTGCTACAATTAATTTATGAAACGTGATTACACAACTGGCGAAGCTGATAACATTCAATTCTTTATTGGTAAAGAAGTTGAGCATACACCTGCATTTGGAAAACTAACCTTGTTTGTTACAGGTATTCATTCCGCAGAGGAGATTGCCCTAAACTTAAATGGCGCAGAACATATCTTCTTTGGTGCTAATCACAGCTTTAATCCGCAAAATAATTTGGAATGGCAACGTTGGGAAACTATGATTGAATTCTTTTTACGTAAAGAATATTTGTGTAGTTTAGATATTCCAATGAGTGCTGTAGAAGAATTTAATGAAAACGGTCTTAACGATTACAATAACTTTATTCCGCAAATTCGTGTCCCAATTCCCTACATTAAATTGTGGAACTACAATACAATGATTAAAATTGATGATAAAGATTTTAATGCAACTAACCCAGGTGTATGGTCACACAGTCTACATGCACTTAAAGACCGTAGTAAGTTTACGGACTGGGCACAATATAAAAATGACAAGGTAATTAAATGATTAATCCTAAACTAACAAAAACAACTCCACAAACAAGCGAAGAGCGACTGTTTAAGTTACTAGAAGGTATTGACTGGAAGCTATGGGAAATATATAATATGATGAAAGACAATCTCCCAGAAAAGGCAAATACTAAAAAATCTGTAAAGAAAGTAAACGAATGAATAAAACATATATTCGAGTACGCACAGAATTTGAAGGCTTTCATTTCTACCCAGGTGCAGGATCAATTAATCCTAAAATTGCATTCCTAGAAAAAGAACATCGTCACATGTTTAAAGTAGAAGTAAAGATTTCAGTTGATCATCTTGACAGAGAATTAGAGTTTTTTCTAGTCAAATGGGCACTACAAGATTTCATCAAATCGGGCAATCAAAATCATAAGAGCTGCGAAATGATGGCAACAGATATTCTGCAACAACATTTAATTCCCAACTACGGATATCAAAGATACTATGAGATCACAGTTTCCGAAGATGGCGAATCGGATGGCATTGTAGAATATATTCCCTAAACTTTTTATCAACTTCCAATTAAGGAAAAACAAAATGGCAAATCTTTCTGCCCATGTTCAAAAAACTCTCCGCATGAAACCCGAAGTTACTCGGATCTTTGATGATCTTGATAACTGGTTGGACTATTGCCGGTTCAATATGATTGCATTTAATCCCAGTGATTTGTATCGCAGTCAAGAGTATCGCAACTTCCAGCGTGGACAAGAATATCTTGAACGTAAGGCTCGTCGCGAAAATCGAGCACCACGTCAGGAATATTAAAATGGCGAACGTTTTCCTAGTTGATCTGGAAAGCGTAGAAACTAGGTACACGGGACAATGGAAGTCTCATGTACCTAATCTACTTAAAAAGGCAGGACATAATGTTCAAGTTATCTGTGGCCCTGAGGATATTCCTTCTGCTACCACTCCAGGCGCTTTTCTTAATTTTGGTGGCACCAATATATATAAGTCTCGTCAAGTTGAAACCATGGGTAGGCTATTTTGTGACGGAGCCGTTCGCCCCGGCGATCACTTTGTTTTTACTGATGCTTGGCACCCTGGCATTATCAACCTAAAGTACATGAGTGAATTACTGGGTATTCCTGTAGTTACACATGGGCTTTGGCATGCTGGCAGTTATGATCCTCAAGACTTCCTAGGTCGGCTAGTTGGCAATAAGCCTTGGGTTAGACATGCAGAACAGAGTTTCTTCTATGCGTTTGATCATAACTACTTTGCTACAGAATTTCATATTGAATTATTCCATAGAGAATTACTCAACGGTGGATTTCAAACTGAAAATCCTTGGTACGAAGAAGAACTTGCAGAAATACTAAACGGCGAGTACACAAAGATTGTACGCACAGGTTGGCCCATGGAATATATGAACAGTACATTGACCATGTACAAGAATATGCCCAAGCGTGACTTAATTCTTTTTCCACATCGCATTGCACCAGAGAAGCAAGTTGAAATATTCAGAGACTTGGCTACACACTTACCGCAGTATGAATTTGTAGTGTGTCAGGATCAACAACTAACAAAGAATGAATACCATAATTTACTAGGTGAAGCTAATATTGTGTTTAGTGCAAACTTGCAAGAAACACTGGGCATTAGTTGTTACGAAGGTGCATTGGTTGATGCCATTCCTATGGTACCAGATCGGTTGTCATACAGTGAAATGTATTACGATGGATTCAAGTATCCCAGTGAATGGACACAGGACTGGGACAGTTATTTGCAACATAGACAAGAGTTATGTCATCACATCGTTGTAACAATGACACACTATGAAAAGAGTCTTCCGCAATTACGCAAGCAGGCAACTGATTTAACAGAAAAGTTTTTTAGTGCAAATAAACTGTTGGAGATGATCAAATGAAATGGTTATTAAACTTTTTAGAACGTGTCGGTCGTAAACGTGTTGTAATGGATAGACAAGCAAATGAACCGTATCTCGAACGCTACTATATTTTTCTTAAGGATCGAAAGCATTTCCCCTTTAATGTGTTCATTCACAAGTTTCTTAAGTCAGACCCCGACGATGTGCATGATCATCCATGGCCTTACGCTACGCTTATCTTGAAAGGCGGTTATTACGAATGGACTCCGTTGTTTGATGGAAAAGGAAAGAAGATTGCAGAAACCTGCACATGGCGCGGACCTGGACATTTCCGTATTTCAAGTGCCAGTAGCTATCATCGAATTGAGCTCGATCCTGCTGTAGAGTGTTGGACTATGTTTATGCCCGGACCACAAAAACGTGAATGGGGTTTCCTTGTCAATAACAAGTGGATTCACAACGATGTTTATCTAACACAGCGAGCGACTCATGAATGATAAAATCAAAGAAGCGATGGGCATTTTACAAGAAGAATGTGCTGAAGTTATTGTAGAGGTTAGTAAGTGTAATAGATTTGGTATCAATTCTCTACACTACAAAGCAGGCCTAGCACATAACAAGATGCTAGAAATTGAAGTCGGCGATGTTCTTGCAATGGTTGATATTTTAATCGAGCAAGGTGTATTAGATACACAAGCATTAGATAGTGCCAAAGCTGCAAAAAGAGAAAAATTAAAAGTTTGGTCAACTATCTTTACAGATTAAACTTTGTAATTTGTTGATCGCTTATTGATATACAAGAAATCATTCCGCACTTTTGAGGTTGAGAAGGTGGCGTCCATCCAGAATTCCAGATATTTCCTAGAGAAATATTGTTACAATTACTACCCGATACCCAACCTAAATGCCCAATAACCAATGATTCAATTCCTGCATTACACATCTGTCCTGTAAAACTAGGATTAGAATTATATGTGTCTTGATATCGATCATTCCAGCTTTTGTGTGTAACTTCATGCTCGATAACAAGTTCAGGATCTCTACCTTGCATAATTGCTAGTTGTTTCGGAGTATAGTTAAATGATCCTGCCATAGGATCTGCATCAATGTTTAATGTAGCTTTACTCACAACAATGCCTTTAGTTTTTTCTATCTCAAGTGCCCGATTCAAATCTTTGTCAAAGTGGTCGGGTCTCATAGGAACAATAACTCCAAGTCCCTTATTATTCTTCTGGAATGTATCTATAATATAATTGATTAATGCAGGTTGTTGCCAATAATGATATGTAAGACATAAGTGATCTACATAAGGTTCAATTGCCCACCAATCCATCCATAGCTTTCCGCCATTAGTATGAAGCGTTAACCAATTACCATTCTCTCTACAAAGTTTTAACAATGAGGGGAAGTAATCGTTATCTAAAGGTTCTCCACCATTGAAAGTCCATTCGATTGTTCTGCCCATTTTACCGTAGCCATCAATTAGGAGTTGAGCTATCCGTTTATATTCTTCAATGTCCCTAGGTTCTTCACCACCACGCAATGATACTGGACAGTAACTACATTCCGATTTACAATAGTTGTTTAAACTCCAAGACACTTTGGTTTTTAAATTGTTCATATGTATTGACAAGCCTAAATAAACTCTATATACTATACTTATCTCAAGGATTAACATGAAAATAAAAGTATCCGAATTATTCTATTCCATTCAAGGTGAAGGTCGCTTTATGGGCGTCCCTAGTGTGTTCTTAAGAACATATGGCTGCAACTTCACCTGTCAAGGTTTTGGTATGCCACGCGGCACATTGAGCACAGAAGCAGACAAGGTTGCAGTAATGCATGCCATGCATCCATTTAAAGATTATAAAGAACTACCACTTGTCGGCACAGGGTGTGACAGTTATGCAAGTTGGCATCCAGACTTTAAAGAATTAAGTCCAATGGTAGAAGTCGACGGACTTGCAAAGAACATAGTAGGTACATTGCCTTTTAAAGAATGGCGTGATGAACATCTTGTCATTACAGGTGGCGAGCCATTGTTAGGGTGGCAACGGGCATATCCAGAATTATTAGATCAGCCTTGCATGACGAACTTAAAAGAAATTACTTTTGAGACAAACGGAACAATGCGTCTGACCAAAGACTTTAGACAATATCTACTTAACTGGACATTGGGCAATAAGTCAAGAGGTCGAGATGCACTTACATTTTCCATCAGTACTAAACTGCCGTCGAGTGGTGAAGCATGGGAAGATGCTATCAAGCCGGAAGTGGTATTAACATACGAAGATGTCGGACACGCATATCTCAAGTTTGTTGTAGCAACAGAACAAGATATCGAAGATGCATTAAAGGCAACACAACAATATCGTGATGCTGGATTCAAAGGTAATGTCTACTTAATGCCGGTCGGCGGCGTTGAAAGTGTATACAGCGTTAATAACAAAACTGTTGCATTAGCTGCAATGAAACATGGTCTCCGTTATAGTGATCGTTTGCAGGTGCCGTTGTTTAAAAATGAGTGGGGAACTTAATGAAAAACTTTTTTAAAAAGATAACCGGACTAGCTGCTATAGAAGAAGCCAAAGTTAAGGCAATTGCAGAAGCAGAAAAGATTAAATCAGATGCCAAAGAAGCAGCAGTTAAAGCAGTAAAAGTAGCCGAACAAGCAAAAGAAGAAGCTCGCATTGCCGCCCTATCTCCAAAAGAAGCAGCAACTGAAAAGAAAGAGCCATACATTATGGTTCTTAACACACATGTTAATATGGACAATGTGCGTAATGGATTCTTTGAGCTTGACTGGAACGAGTACTTTGTGTTACAGTTAAAGAGTGCTGGATACACAGGCGAATCAGACGAGGCTGTTGTAGATCAATGGTTCAGCGAGCTTTGCCGAAATGTCGGCGCCGAAGAAGGCGTCAACATGGACCGTAGAGGCAGTGGATTTATCAGCGTAAATAATTTAGGTAACGGAAAGTCAGAGGTTTCTTAATGTCAAAGACATATATTCTCGTAGATACTGCAAATACTTTCTTTCGGGCACGTCATGTTATTCGTGGTAGCTTGGAAGACAAAGTTGGTATGAGCTTACAAACAGTGTTTATGAGTGTGCGTAAGGCATGGCGTGAATTTAAAGGCGATCATGTTATCTTCTTTTTGGAGGGGCGTAGCTGGCGCAAAGATTACTATGCTCCTTACAAGCGCCAACGCACAGAAGCTCGTGCGGCACAGAGTCCTCGAGAAGCGGAAGAAGATCGTGTATTTTGGGAAACGTTTGATCAGTTTAAAGAGTTTATCACTGCAAAGACCAATGCCACAGTATTGCAACATCCACAATTAGAAGCTGATGATTTGATTGCAGGTTGGATACAAAGTCATCCAGAAGACAGCCATGTTATTATCTCAACAGATGGCGACTTCGCACAATTGATTGCACCTAATGTGAAACAATACAATGGTGTAATGCAGATTACAACAACACATCTAGGATACTTTGATGAAAAAGGTAAGTATGTCGTTGATAAGAAAACTGGATTGCCAAAAGGGCCGCCGGAGCCTGAATGGCTACTATTCGAAAAGTGTATGCGTGGCGACACCTCCGACAACATCTTTAGTGCATATCCGGGAGTACGTGAGAAAGGGACAAAGAATAAAGTTGGTCTCCGTGATGCGTTTGCCGATAGAGCGTCCAAAGGATATTCTTGGAACAACATGATGTTGCAACGTTGGACCGACCACGAAGGTGTCGAACATCGTGTGCTGGATGATTACTTCCGCAATGTAAAACTCTGTGATCTAACTGCTCAACCAGCCGATATTCGTACACTTATCAACGAAACAATCGAAAGTGCAACTACAGCCGATAAGAATATTTCACAAGTTGGTATCCGTTTGTTAAAACTTTGTTCAGAATTTGACCTAGTAAAGATTAGCGAACAGATACAGAGCTACGCAGAACCGCTTAACGCAAGGTATATTAAATGATCTCAACAGCCAAGGTATTGATTCCAAATAAAGAATGGTTGGTCCGCGACGAAAGTCGTAAAATTGGTAGCATTGCCAAAGGTAAACAAGGCTATAGTTTCTTACATAAAGGAAATCAAATAGATTTTAAAAATCTAGCAGATATCAAAGCTCAATTTGGTATTGCGATATTTGAAGAAGGTATTAAGAAGGTTAAAAAAGATACCGCAGAAGGTAAGAACTACTATATCTATGACTTTCCTTGCAGTAGCAAACCCTACGAATCTGTTTATAGCGTTAAAAAGAAACTGCCGTTGTATGCCAAAAGTGCCAAAAGTAAAAGTCAATATTGTGCAGGACATTACATTATACAATTCCGTAAAGGTTGGGTAAAAAGTTTCTGTCCAAAATTGATTACATTAGAACGATATCCTTATCAAGGACCGTTTAAAACAGAAACAGAAATGAAAACTGCATTAAATAATGTGAATAAATTATGAAACAACTTAACACATTACCAATTGAAGACTTTCTAGACAAGACCCGTATTGCAATTAAGTCAAATCAAAAGAATCTTACACTAACTATCAAAGAAGCTACCGATCTTCAAAATAGTTTGAGTGTGGTTATGACTAGATTAGCAGGGGAGCTGGATCAAATGGCTGCAACTGCACAACCTAGCACTGTAGAAATTAAGATGGATGGTGGCACATTCTAATTAAACCTGCTAAATATATACGCACTTTTCGGAGAGATGTATATATGAGTAGGCCAAAACCCAAAGTCTTATTAGAGGTAACTAGTAAAAAGACTTATAAAACAGAACAAGTTCTAGAAGCTGATGCTATCTGGGCAGTATTCTATCAGGATAAACCTATCAATCTGAAAACAAGTAGTCTTGTAGCACAGCAATTAGGTCCAAAATATAAGAAAGTTAGTTTCTCAAATAGCGGACATGCAATTAATCTTGCCGAAAAGCTCAATAAGCAATTCAATACTACAGAATTTGCTGTTTTTAAATTGGTAACTGGAGATAAGTTAACCAATGAATCAAAAGACTGACATAACCAAATACGTAGCAGAGCAATCTAATCTTTCTACGGACGACAAATCCATTAGAAAACTTATTTCCCAATGGTGGATCAATCCTCGCCAAAAGGTCAAGGGCGGGTTGAGACTATCCGACGATGGGTTTGCCAGACTAACTACTCAATTCAAATCCTATAAAGTTAAGTTTGATGAGCCCGTAGACTACACGAATCAACTGATTATCCGTTTGGATAACTTCATAGACTGTCCTTGGTATCTTACCAAAAAGGAAATTTATGTTTTTAACGACAAAATGGCTGTGCAATTAGTGTTGTTTTCTGGTAACATTGCAAAATTTAGCACTGCAAAGGCAAAAAGTCTAAAATCTGCTTGACATAGACACTGTTTCCGTGTATAATTAATACATACTGAAGCACAAGGCAGTCAGTATTTAAATTAACCCAAACACTGAAAGTTTAAAATGGCAGAACAAATTAGTTCAAACCGCACAGTTACACCCAACGAAGCTAAACGCTCAATTCGTAAGTGTGTTAAAATCCAGCGTCCTATCTTTATGTGGGGCCCTCCCGGTATCGGTAAGTCCGATATCGTTAAACAAATCGGCGATGAACAAGGTCGTGAAGTTATCGACGTTCGCCTGTCACTGTGGGAACCCACTGACATTAAAGGTATTCCATATTACAATAGTACCGAAAACACAATGACATGGGCTCCTCCTGCTGAATTGCCCACAGATCCAGAGTCTACTGCTATCTTGTTCTTGGATGAGTTGAACTCTGCGGCTCCTGCTACACAGGCAGCGGCTTTTCAATTGGTGTTAAACCGTAAAGTTGGCACATATTCATTGCCAAAGGGTGTTTCAATTGTTGCCGCAGGTAACCGTGAAACTGACAAGGGTGTTACTTATCGTATGCCTGCTCCGCTGGCTAACCGTTTTGTTCACTTGGAACTGAAAACTGACTACGAAGATTGGTTGCAGTGGGCTACTAATAACCATGTGCATGAGCAGGTTGTAGGTTATGTTGGCTTTGCCAAACAAGACTTGTACGATTTTGATCCAAAGTCTAGCTCACGTGCATTTGCTACTCCGCGTAGCTGGTCTTTCGTTAGCGAATTGTTGTCAGACGACGACTTGGATGAAGGCACATTGACTGACTTGGTGTCAGGTGCAGTTGGCGAAGGCTTGGCATGTAAGTTTATGGCACACCGTAAAGTGGCAAAACAAATGCCTAAACCCGAAGACATCCTGTCTGGCAAGGTTAAGAAGTCCGATATCAAAGAGATCTCTGCAATGTATTCTTTGACTGTGTCACTATGCTACGAACTTCAAGGCGCTGACCAGAAGAAAGTTAAAGGTTGGGATGCTATGGCAGACAACTTCTTTGGCTTTATGATGGATAATTTCCCAACTGAATTGGTTGTTATGGGTGCAAAGGTTGCGTTGACTAACTATCAACTGCCATTTGATGCTAGTAAGATGCAGAACTTTGATCGGTTCCATGCAAAATACGGCAAGTACATTATCCAAGCAATGGAATAAAACTGGCCCGCAAGGGCCTTTTTTACTCGCATTTTTTCTAATTTGAATGTATAATTGTATATATACACTAGTAAAGGACCGATATGTCAAGCGTAATGAAAACTGAAAAAGTTAAAAAGCCCGTAGCTACCAAAGAGTATACGCAGGCAGAAAAGAATAAAATTGTTGAGAAGCTGGTCACAGCCCGTATTGGCCTGTTGTTGCGCCATCCGTTTTTTGGCAATTTGGCAACACGCATGAAGTTAATTGATGCATCAGACTGGTGTGCTACACTGGCTACAGATGGTCGTAACTTCTATTACAATAACGACTTTGTCAACAAACTCAAACCCAAAGAGGCAGAGTTTGGATTTGCACACGAAGTTCTCCATAATGTGTTTGACCATATGGGCCGTCGTGATCACCGTGATCCCACATTGTCAAACATTGCCGCTGACTATGCCGCCAATCAAATTCTTAAAGATGAGCGCATTGGTGAAGTGCCTACATTCATTAAGATTTTCCAAGATAACAAATATCGTGGCATGAGCTATGAACAGATCTATGATGACCTGTATGAAAAGGCTGACAAGATTGACATCGGTTCTTTAGGCGAGCTGTTAGACGAGCACTTGGATGGTGATGACGAAAGTGACGGCGGCGGTGAGGACGGTGATCAAGAAGGTAAGGGCAAACGTCCAAAACTCACTGCTGAAGAAAAGAAAGCTATCCGCGATGAGATCAAGGAAGCTATGGTAGCGGCTGCACAGGCAGCAGGTGCTGGGAAAGTGCCTGCAGGTATCCAGCGCATGATTAGTTCATTCACTGAACCTAAAATGGACTGGCGTCAAATGTTGCGTATGAATATCCAAAGTATTCTTAAGAGCAACTTCAGCTTCAGCCGCCCTAACCGCAAGTCACAACACTGTGGCGCTATCTTGCCAGGCATGATGAACGAAGAAACTATCGATGTGTCCGTAGCAATTGACATGTCTGGTTCTATTAGTGACTCAATGGCAATGGACTTCTTGAGTGAAGTCAAGGGCATTATGGATGAATATCAAGACTTTAAATTAGATCTGTGGACATTCGATACCCGTGTGTATGGCTATCAACGTTTTACTGGTGATACTGCTGATGAGATCTTGTCCTACAAGTGCCAAGGGGGTGGTGGAACTGACTTCGATGTTAACTACGATTTTATGAAAGAGGAAGGCATCGAGCCCAAGCGTTTCATTATGTTTACAGATGGCTACCCTTGCGGCAGTTGGGGTGATGAGAACTATTGTGAAAGTCTGTTTATTATCCACGGTAATGACAGCATCGTTTCTCCATTCGGTCAGACTGCGCATTATAAATAAGTAGGTAGTTAATGCCATTAAGCAGAGGTGAGATTAACCCATTAGGTGTTCTGAAGTTAAGGAAACTTTCCTTTATTCCAGAACACTTTGGTAAAATATCAGTAGATCAATACGTTGATATCAAACTTATTGACCACTGGATTAGCTACAACTTAAATAGTAGGTATGCAATAAAGAAGAAGATAACATTAGACCCTAATAAAAAAATGGTTGACGTTATTGAAATAGGCATGGAGGATCCTCGGGAGATTACTATGTTGACTTTAGGATGTCCCTACTTACATAAAACATTAAAGGATAAATTTTAAAATGGAAAATCAAGAACAAACTCAAATGCCAACTGAAGAAGGCGTAGCACCCCAGGCTCCTCAACCAGAGTTGAGCATCAATGATCTTCAAAATCTACGCGGCATTATCAATGTAGCAGTTAAGCGTGGCGCATTTGAAGCCGCAGAATTAACTCCAGTCGGTGCTGTATATGATCGATTGAACGCATTTTTAAATGCAGTAACACCAGCACAACCTGCACCAGACCAGGCTCCAGCAGCCTAATAGGAGAATCACATGAAACATGTGGGAAAAATGAAAAACAATGGAGCCAAGGTAGTTGTTGCATATCGCACACTGCCCGGAGATCCACATAGTGCCCTAGTCGTAGGCACTAATAATCTAGGCGATACTTATCATGATTCATTGATGAGCACCGTTCAAGACAATAGTGCCCAACAGGCAAACGAACTTGCAGACATTTTAGCTGTTCGTCGTTTCCCCGATGGTAGCAATATGCTGGAATGGTTGCACAGGCGTGGCAATCTTAAGAAAGTTCCCACTGACGGCGTGTTGATGACTCCTACTCCGCAAACAAGCATTTCGTTAGATGAATTGAATGTATTGATTGCAGAACAAAAGGGTATTACTCTAGATGAGTTAGCTGTCACTGATGGCAACACTCCTAATCCAAAGAGTAAAAAATCCGATCCAACTAAAACTACCAGCGCCAGCGTAAATGGTGAGGATGAGATTGTCGTAGTCGAAACTGCTGAAGAAGATATGACTCCTGCTCAACTACGTAGCAAGGCCGATGCATTGTTCAAGCAGGCCCAAGTCTTGCGTAAGCAGGCAGACGCTATTGATCCTCCAAAGAGCAAGAAAAAAGCCTCTGTAGAAGTTGAATGAGCCAATCTGAAGTAGCATACCTAAACGCACTGCGAGACATTTTGGATCACGGTGAGGATCGTCCTGATCGTACAGGAACTGGTACTCGCAGTATCTTTGGTCTCCAGATGCGTTTTGAGTTGACCGAAGGCTTTCCTGCTATCACTACAAAGAAGTTGGCATGGAAGGCGTGTGTTAGTGAACTAATTTGGTTTATTGAAGGCAGCGGTGACGAATATCGTTTGAGAGAAATCCTACACGGTGATCGTTATAGCGACAAGAAAACTATTTGGACTGACAATGCACAATCTGACTATTGGGTCAAGCAACGTCTCCAACGTCATCCAGGTGACCTAGGTCGTGTCTATGGTGTTCAATGGCGCAGATGGCGCAAGCCTTTGATCCGTGTTAACAAGGTTGTGCTACAAAATCACGATCAGTTAATTGAATTGATCAACGGCATTAAAGATGATCCATACAGTCGCAGGCACATTATCAGTGCATGGAATCCTGGAGAATTGGACCTAATGGCACTTCCGCCTTGTCATATGATGGCACAGTTCTATGTCAGCAATGGTAAGTTGAGCTGCCAAATGTATCAACGTAGTGCTGACATGTTCTTGGGAATGCCCTTTAACATTGCATCATATGCATTGTTCACTCATATGATTGCACAAGTATGTAATTTAGAAGTAGGCGATTTGATTATCAGTGTAGGTGATGCTCATATCTATGACAATCACTTTGATCAGGTCAAAGAACAATTGGCTCGTAAGCCGTTTCCATTACCAACATTAAAATTGAATCCAGATATTTCTGTTATTACAGAATTTGATATGAATGATATTAATCTAGACGGTTATGAAAGCCACGAAGCTATTAAGGCTCCAATGGCTGTTTAAACTACTAATACTTCAATAACTCCGACAGGCCCTTGGAAATCTTCAAGGGCCTTTCCTATTACAGCGTTAGAACTATCTGTAGGTAGTTTAGCACAAGCATGTCCTAGACGGGCACTAGTTACTAGAAGATCACCCTTTTTAATACTGCCTATAATTTTGCACGGAACACGGCCTTTTAAGGCAATATAGGGGTGAGTTTCGTCGGTTCCGGCGTCGGAATTCATCATATAGGCTGGATTTTTAGATACTATGCCTGCGACTGCGGTACTGGCACGTTCTTCACATGCTGTTACTTCTTTATCTCCACCTATTACAACTACAGTTCCGGATTCGTATAGCATATCGGCAGCATAGCGCTCTGCCAAATCAGCATAACGAGCTGCACTAGCAACAGTTGATAATACGTTTGTAGATGGATTATATGTTATGCCTGCATCAGTTTTTAAAGGTTGATCGCCAGTTGCTCCGGGTGCAAATGGTACATAAAATGTAGCATCAGACGACGAAGCGGAAAGTGTAACATTAGTTGCAGTAGTTGCCCTTTGAGCATTGGCAGCACTAACTGTAGTCAACGATTCGGCTGCTGTTCCCCAAAAATAGTAACCAGCATCTTTAGTAGATCCAGATGCATTAGCTCCTGGTAAGGTTATACCGCGTTTAACATTTATAAAATTTTCAGAAAGATCAGATGTTGCTACTGGAACAAAATCAGTATCTCCATAATTAGAAATTACAGCAACAGGTGCTGATCCAATTTTAGCTTTAAGTAATGTACTAAAAGAATCGAGACCACCCTGACGTGTTTCATCAACTGCGGTCCATGCCGCTTTAGATGCTGCCGGTGATACAGGTCCAATTAATACAAAGTTGTTGCCGTCAAATCCTTTTAATTGTTTGTTAGAAGAATCCCACCACAGGTCCCCTGCCCTGACTCCAGATGTAGGTTGCAATGCCTGTATTTGTAAATTAGCAATGCCTTTGAAAGACTTTCCATTGTAAGATACATTAAGTTGTTGTGTAGTGTTATTAAACCAAAGTTGACCTTGTATAGGTTTAGATGGTGCTGTTGTATTTGAAAAATTTTCTAAAAGTTTTAGAAGGTTTTCGTTAACTATCTCTCCGTATCCGGAATAGTTTCTTCCAACAAATGTTAAGTTAGTAGTAATGTCCGTTGCAGCATCGTTTACTGTAGTAAGAACACTTCCGTTGGTTTTGTTTAAAATATATGGCATAGTTTATTTTCAATTTAAGATACAAATGTCCATGCTCCGCCGGATATTGTAAATGTTTTTACAACCCTAGCAACGGATACAGTAGGAATACTTGCACTAGCAGTTGCTCCAGTTAATGCTGGTCCAGTAGTTGACGGGGTTATCATGAATGTGCTGGTTGTGGTACTTAAAGTTACTGTAGAAGAACTAACGGTGACTGTTGAGCATAAAATTCTAGCATTTGTACCATTCTTATATTCAGCTACAGGAGCAATTTGAGCAAGGTAATTAATAATACCAGAATTATTTAAACCGTCTGATATGTCTATGCTTAGTACAATACTTCTACCATATAGATATTGTCTAGTCACTGCATCTGTGTCAGCGATCGGATCTGCCATATTAGTAATTTTATTACTACCCATACTCAACTTTGAAGTTACTACAACATTAGTAAGAGTTGCATTAGTAGCGGTAAAATTTGTAATAGTTGCACTGGTTGATACTAAATTTGTAGAAGTAACAGTTCCTGTTGAAACAATATTTTTTGCAGTAAAATTAATAGTAACAATGCCAGCAGATGTTACAGTATTGTATACCTTCAGTGAATTAAACAATGTTAAACCACTTTCAACAATAACCGTTGATGTGTTTACTGTAGCTGTAAACTCTGAATATGTAGTTACAAATGAATTTGTAGAAAGGACACCCAATGTAGTATGGTGATTCTTTAACAATGCTACAAACTGTTTAACGTTGCCAAGATCGTTTACTGGATTTTGATAAGGGGGTAATACCCATCCACTATCTTGCCCATAATATGCAGGGAATGTTGGACCAACGGTAGTCCACACACTACCGTCCCAAACATTTAATTGAAAATTATCTTTATCCCACCACAAGTCGCCCGCTGATGGATTAGTTAACGATACAGGAGTAGGAGGATTAGCAACCGACGGAGAAGATACTACTGCACCCGACACAGGTCTAAATGTACCATCATACACTTTTAATCTTCTAGATGTAGTATCAAACCATAGTTGACCAGTTAGTGGACTGCGTGGAGGACTGCTAGAAGAACTAGCTGAATTAGCTAATAATCTTACAAAGTTATTGTTAATGTACTGACCATAAGCGTTAATGTTTTTGCCAACAAGAGCTAGACTAGTAGCAGATTGATTAACTGTATTATCTGCCAATAACAACAGAGTAGTGCCATCAGTGTTTAAAATTTTATATGCCATATTTTTATGTCTTTATAATATAGTAGGAGGTTGCAGTTCCGCCTGTAGTTGTAGATGTTTCAAATAAGTTTGGGATATAAAACTCACTTCCCGATATAGGTGTACCATATTTATTTTTAATTAATGCAAATAGATCAGGATAAGTAGCTCGAACTTTTGACGAACCATCACACTTTAACCATCCAGTAGGAGGTACATCCGATACTGACAATTGAAGTGTTCCTACAGGCCATATAACATTTGAGGAATATACATTAGATGCATATATAGTAGAAACATACAAGGACCTAAAATAGTTAGTAGCAGTTCCAATATCATAACTATTATGATGGTTGGATACGAGTGCAACCCCCGAACCTGCATTTGCACCAACTGTTATTTTTCCAGTTGATGTTGTCACACCACCGATAATTATACCACTAGTAACAGCTAGACTTTCACCAACTGATGCACTTCCTAAAATATTCGTTGACGAAGAAACTGTCAATGTACTTGCAACTAACAAGGTTCCTGTAATCGTAGTAGCAGCATTAATAGATACCAAATTACTGTTAACACTTAACGAAGCAGTTGTAATTCCGCTAGGGTTTTTAGTTCTAATAACGACAGACCCGCCTGCTTTATTATTATAAAGTACGCCATCATTAATATTTTTATATAATTGTATAAATTCTGTAGATATGCCAGCATCAATAACAATACCATTGTTATAGTTAGCACCGTCAGTAGCGGCTGCATTACTTTGAGAAAAAACAATGTGACCTTTTACTACCTGACCTCGATTAGAATAATCGTTCTTTTGTAAAAATTCTTTGCCTGGTGTAGAGAATCCGTCAACTAAAACGTTAGTAGCATTATCAGCAGTACCATGCAATGCGATTCCCACTCTATTATAATCCACATCTGCTGATAAATTAATACCACGCTTAATAGTTGTAAATCCATTTATGACAGGATTAGGAATAAATTCTTCATTAGATACAATCGATATAAGAACATCATTTGCATAATTTTTTATTACATTATATGTTTCAGTAGATGTTTCAATTGTACTTGCTTCAGATCCAGTTCCGTTACTGATTGAAGGACCAACGGTAATCCAATTATCGTTAGCATAGATGCTTAATTTTTTAGCTGACGTATTGACCCATATGTCTCCATCCCTTAATCCTGGATTGATTGAGTTTTTAGGATCAATGTCTTGTTGATATATACCTGTAGCAGCCGGCCATCTAGCAGCAGTTGCAGTACCATCCATTATTCGAAGAACTTTTTTAGATGGTACACTTGTATCATACCACAATTGCCCTTCCATTGGATTCTCTGGAGGAACAGGGCTTGCAAAGTTTTCTAATAATCGAATTAAATTTGCTGCAAATGTTTCGCCATAGTTAGGATATCCACGACCGACTAAACTTAAACTTGTATCAACAGTATTAACTCCCGGAGGCATGTCCGGAACGTAAATTGGATCTTTAGTAGGATCTGAATGTTTTATGTAATATGGCATAATTATACTCCGCTGGTAAGACTTTGAATTCTAACGGTATAATCAATTTGAATCATTCTGTTCAACGACTTCTGCACGGGATGAAAAATAACGTGTGTTAATAAATCTCCTAAACCTGCTCCGTCAGGTGTATATGCCTTTAATCCCAATTCGTCAAATACAAATGGCCCGTCTGATTGTGTTGTATTATCAAATGCTGATTGACTCAATGGTTCTCCAAAATCTAACAAACAACTTACTAAAATATCAGTATATGCTGTTCCAGCAACGTGACGAGTTTCCATAAAATTTCTTACAGGATCTAAATCACTGGATTGTTTAGCATCCACTGTTTTGTAATAAGTTTGATTATAGAGACTAGCGTTAGTTCCAATAACATTTGGAGTAAGATATGTAATGATACCAGTCTGATCAACTCGTGTTCCACCATTACCAAATGCCATTTCTGCAATAGTACCGTATCCCTGATTACTTAATCCGCGGGCCAATGCAATACTAAAATTTTCATAATGGATAGCATTACGTTTATCTATAAAGACTTCTTTAGTTTCAGGGTCAAATATTTTAATGTGGCCCTGAACGCCAACCGTTCCCTGCTCGTTAGGCCTAGCTACAGGAGGTGTATTCTGTTGATTTTTCATAGTTTCAGTCTGTTCCATATGGTATTTATGCTGTATTAAAATGTGCTTGCAGGAACTCTACGCCAGGTATTTTCTGCTACACAGATATATACATACTCATTGTCAAACGCTATATTTCCAACATGTCCAGTAGATGTACTACTTAACGGTTTAGATTTTGCATTTTGACGACTAGCGGTTGCAAAATTACTATAAGCTATAGCATTTATAAGACCTTCAACCGCTAGAGTAGAAACACGAGTTGCTACTCTGTCTTGTATTGATAAAAAGTAATTTGTGTTACCAATAATGCCGTCAGCGGTAGTTATTGCAGGTAATTCGTTAATATTTGGCATTTAAAATCCTTCAGTTAATGGTTTATTGTTATCATCTAACAAGGGAGATCCGTCATTATCAGTTAATGTAATATCTCCTCCGTAGTAGTACTTATCAGGTAATTCAGCTGTTTTCTCTTGTAAGAATTTAGCAGGCAATGTTGTGCTATCTATAATTGATAAAGTTCTTCTAGAATTATTAGGATCAACGTCATTCCATTCTGCAGATTTATCAAATTCTTTTTTAACAACTGCTAACTTAATCCGATCACCGACACCGCCTGTAATATTTAATATTAATTGTTGTGTATTCGATATAGTAAATTCGGGAGGTAAGTATTGTAGTCCTCGGTATACATATCCTTTAAACGAATCAGGTTCGATAGAATCTGTGTAGACCCAGACTTGATTTGTTGATGTTACTGTATATGCCTTGCCAATTTCTGTGGTATACGGCAATCCCGCAACAGTAGATGTTGTTCCAATTTTAATACCTTTGGTGTCCGGACTGTCATATGTGATAGTAGTATCGTGTATATAGGTTCCAGATTTTCTTAATAATCTACCACCATAAAATACCTGTACCTGATCTTCAGGATTGACGATACTATTCAATATTATACCGTCGCTAATTAATACCTCATTGGTGCCAGTAACTGTTAATTTTTGTGTAACAGTATTGATACTATATGTCGATACTCCATTACTTGTATAATGAACTTGTGTTTTAATTGTTTCTGTAAAAGGAATAGTTTGATTAACACTTTGGTCTATTACTTTAGTACCTGGAGCAGAATAACGACTAGGAGCTGTACCTAATGTACCTCTTCTTAATTGACTCAATACAGTCTTACTTGCCTTCATAAATTCAATACGTTCACCGTCAATAATAACAACGCCGGGTATTTTTTTACTTAACATAGGTTGTGTAAGAACAGTAGCATCAGCCACATGAATTTCAGTATCTTTATAAGACAATGGGCTGGTTAGATAAGTTGTATTTTCTTTAGATAAACGTTTAAATGAAGTTCTATTAAACATATCATTGAAAATTCTATAACCTAGCAGAGTAGTAGCCAACCGTTGATCAACCATACTCCTAATAACAATGGAGTCAGTTGATAGAATTGAATATGCATCACTAATTTGAATTGTTAATTGATCGTCCAATACATCAAAATCTAATCCGCTAGTTAGAGGTGTTCCGTTCAATTGTACCCATACATAATTTATATTAGTTACAGGGCGAGTAACTTTAAATCTTCTATTTGGATTACCATCAAATCTTTCTGTTCTTATCATCATATCGTCATTATCGTTATATGTGAGAACTTTGATTTCTCCTGTAGAAGTACTAACACTTAATTGTAATTTAGGAATTCCTGCGTTGTCATAATATATATCATAGTCATAATCTTTATCTCCACCAGTTGGTAGATCTACTATTGCAATTGCATCTCCGCTAACTAGTGCCACACGTGATATATCAATTGTCAATAAATTATCAGACACTGTATAATCAAATCCAGGAGTTAGTTTATTTCCATTTCTATATGCCCTAACTGTTCCGTCGTATGTGTTAAATGTTCCTTGATTGTTGATTAAGAATACATTATTTGTAGACGATGTTACCTGATAGTAATCAATATGAGGAGGTGTCAATTGCTTACGAATCTTTGTATTAGGATTATAATACTCAACAATAGGAGCAGCAACAATTGGATCTATCTCATTTGATTTTATGTTTATACAGGTAGCAGTAAATGCAGAAGTATTCAATGCAATAGTCTGTTCACTGATCTCGTTAAAATAATCGTATTGTGTACCAAAGAACCAAGCCTGTATAGTGCTTGTGGTCCCCGGAGTTAATCCGTAAACATTAACAGCAGCACGATCGTTTTCTATATTAGAAAATGTTAATTCAAAATAAGGTAATGCAGTTGTAATTGTAGTTATTGCAGATCCGTTAACAGTTACATATGCGCTCTTGACAGAACTAGTTGATGCTAAACTAGAAACTTGAGCAATAGTTTCAAATCCAAAAATAGTAGAACTACCGGGCAAGTGTGTTGCAGAAGCAGAATCAATTATTCCATTCTCACGTCCAATATGACCGCCACCTATACTTATGATGGTATAACCTAGATACCCACTAACTGATTGAGGTCCAACTACAATTTCATTGTGTTCCCAATCTATATAAAAGAATGGGCTATCAAGTTCAGTAGGAATAAAATCACTTACACTAAACATTTTACCATTAAAGGAAACTGTGATATTGTTATTGCTTGGAGGTACTATACCTAATTTTCTGCGAGTAGTAACATTAGATATTATGTCTATTGAATGTGAAAATACAACAGGAGCTCCATAAAATGTTTTAGTATAGACATTTATTCCTACACTGTCAGATGCTTGTCCAGGTAAAAATTCTTCCGGAGCATGGCTAGTATCCGCTGTATAAAAGGCGTCGCCGTTAATAATAACTTCAGGAGAACTGCTATTTCCGTCTATTGCACTATCAAGTAAGTTAGAATTCTCTTCATATTTCCAGAATTCTATAACATAACCTTTTGGTATTTCTGTGGTAGAAAAGTCACTAACTTCTATAGAACTCGAAAGTGCATAGACTGCACTAACTAATACATTTGTTATCTTAAATACCGTAGACGTGGTACTGATAATATTAACATTTTGACCCGCTTCAATACCGGTAACTGAATCTAAAATAAATGTATTAGAACCAATAGTAGCCGTAGTGGTTACTACAGCCGTTGTATAAAATCCAACATCGTCAGCATACGGGACAGTATCAAATGTATTTGTAGAGCCAGAACCGTATAAAAAATCCCATGCAGAATTTGTAAATGGCAATCCTTCAATTATTGTTTTAGGATAATTAATACCTGAAATTAATTGATCAAATTCTGGATTCTCTGGATCAAAACCGGGCATACCAGAAGCCGCTTTATAATAATTTTGAATCCTCTCCGAAGCATTGAAAAGATTTATACTCTTTGTGTATATTACTTTTAATACTTGAGAGACTAATGGTACATAATTTAAAAATACCACTTTACTAAACTTTTTTGTATATCCGTTGTACTGCGCTGTAAAATACTTAATTGTATAATCCGAACGTAGCACAACATTGCCATCTAGTGTAATAGTAATTTTAGATTTGTCTGCATCTGCTAACCAGTTTAAAGTAAACTCTTCAACCGATCCGTTACATACAAATTGATCAACTACAATATTATTTCCTATTTGATCAGTTGACCCCACTCTATCAAATTTCATACCTATTTGATTAGTACGAACTTGTTTATTTGTTAAATGCGTGTAGGCAATTGCTACTACTCCAGTTGTTCCGCCTTGCAACTTAACAGTCGGTTGTCGATAAAAAGTGCTAGTAGTGTTATTAGTAATCTCAATTGAAATTACTTTTCCAGACTCTATATGAGCAATTGCTCTAAAATCTTCAATTACTTGATAGTATTCGTTGAACACCAAAACCGTTGGAGCAGATGTATAATTAGTCCCAGGATGTGATACCGAAATATGATCAAGAGCAAAACCTCTATTAAGCAAAAATGACTCTTGAGGTTTAGGAAGATTTAAACTTTTGATGTAATCAGTAGTAGCATCTACATCACCGACAGCAAAATTGTCTGTTTGATAGTAATCAACCAAGTTGCCGTTTACCCAACGATACGGATTATCAAAATCAGTTGAAAAAGTATTTGTAGGTTCTACCAATGTATGGTTAGATGTAAAGCTACGAACAATTGTATGATAGGGTTTTACTTCATCTAGATATTGTTCGTAGTAATCGCTACTAGAGATTTTGTAAACAGGTCGTTGATCTAATGCACCTGCATAATTTACTACGTTAATGAATGAAGTTTTAAATGCCCAGTCCAATAATTTCTGTTCAGACAATGCATACTTAACTGCCTTGAAGAAGAATAAATTCCAATTAACTTTTAATTCATTAACAAAAATATCATCTCTCAATGCAATCAACATATATTGCAATTCAATATCTGGAGTTTGATCATACAATGTTTGATCATAACTATTATTTTGATCAAACCCATAGCTGCTTAATGGCAGGTCCCAGATAGTATCTAATATTTGTATTGTGCCATTCTCATTGTAGACAATATTGTAATCAGTACTAAACGATCCAACAATACCCAAAGCAGTTTTTTCTAATATTATGTAATGACCCGATCCGCCATTTTTAATTTTAACATACTGGCCTGCTGACAATGTTAATTCGTTTATTTCATAAACATCATTGACTGTAGCTGTAAAATCCAAGAAAGGATTATAATCAGTACTGACCCAGTCTACATATTTCCAATATAGAGGAGTATTATATTGTTGAGTTGCTACTCGTGCCCAAGTTAATGTATCAAGGTCGTAAATAAATTTAGACCATCTGTTTTTAAATTGGGTATCAGCTAATACAATAACAGTATAGGGTCTAACTTCTAATGTAGGCGCTTCTGTAAATCCGTTGCCAGCATTGACAACTTTGACAGATATAACCCTACCTTGATTGTCAATTTCTGTAGAAATTTCTGCATCAGATTTAACATCACTAATAATTTTAACTGTCGGAGATATCTTATATCCAAATCCCGGATTATCAATTATAACAGTTTGAATCTTACCGTTATCAATTACACATCTTAATTTAGGAATGGCAAATAATCTAGTGTCAATTATTAATAAACCTTCATTATCTTCAACTGTTTGATCGTACTCGTGGCTATTAATGTCAGAAACTAACTGCTGTTTATTTAGATTTGCAAAACTATAATTTCCAGTTATTCTATTTTTAAGTAGAACAGAATTTGTAAATTCCACTAAATTTCTCAACGCTTCCAATCTATCTTTGAACAAAGTTTGTTGAGGTCTAATGCCAATTCCATATCGCGTTCTAGATGTTAGTGTTGGATTAGGAACAGGATTTCCTAACTTGTCATGTCCTAATAAACTATCAATTAATTTTTTCTCAAGCAATGCATTAGGTCTGCTGGTCGCAGAACCTTCTTGCAATAGCAACCATTCAGTATGGCGGTTTGTACTTGATTCAGCAATATTTTTATTAGTAGAATCGATTGCGACATTTAAATGTATTCTATTACCGACTAATAAAGATCCAATATTAGCTAATGCAATTGCATTAGTATCAATAATTGCCGCATATTGAACTCCGTATGCAGTAGGATTATAGATCATAGATGCAACTTGATAGCTACTGGCTCTTCTATTTTTAACATCAGGAACTGTAGATTTATTCTTAACCCAGTAGTAATAACGAGTGCTGAATGAATTCGTTACAGAATTATAAACTTGTTTAGAAGATATTACACTATCATCGGCAACTTTAGGTTGTCCGCTGATTCCTTCTGTTAGGCCCAAGGCAGTATCTGCCAGTTGACTCCACTCACTAGGAAGATAACTAGATCCAACCCACTCATATACATCGATACTAGCACCTGGGAATAATTTGCCCCAGTTATTCTTTCTATAAGTTAGGTCGCTTTGTTCATACCAAACATATTTTGCAGTGCTCAAATCCCACCATAGCTCACCTACGTGGTCTTCTAACCAGTTTGTTTCGGAGTCAATAACGGTTGAAGTAGTTCCTGCAGAATAAACTGCTGGATCAAATGTTGTTCTATAGGTCAATTCTTGATCAGCAATGCCAACGATCTTTCCTTTTAGAGGATCAACAACATCAAGATAGTTGATAATTTCTTCAGTAAAAGAGTTAATCAAAGTCACACGTTGTATTGCATCAACCATGGTCAAGCTATCTTGTTCTCTTAAAATTTTAAAACCATTAGTAGATTTATCAATCTTATTAAACTGATAGAAGGCATTAACTGTATTTGAATTTTTTAAAGAAGGTGCACCTACTAGTATGCAATCATCAATTGTTACGCTAGTTCCGTAGAATGTGTCGTCATCAATAACAGTTGATTCTAAATCGTCTGCTAATACGAATCTTGTGTCTTTTCGGTTGTAAACATAGACTGTACCAGAATTTTTAATGGTACCATAGAACATAGTCGAGTCAACATCAAATATTGATTCTGTGTTTGTAATATCAAACGTACTATATAGGTTCTTATTATTGCCAATTGCTGAAATAACTAATGAATCATTAGATACAGTAATATCAATGTCCTTACCAAAATACATACCCGGACCAGGTGCAGGGTTTGTTAAAACAGACTGTAAAACAAATAGGCCGTTAGTAGCAGTATAGATTGCAACTTTACCATATGACAAATTGTCATTTTTAGAGTAAGGCGCCGATACAAACAAATATGCACCGTTCGGTGATACTAATAATTTTTCTCCAAACTGTCCATATTTTCCAAAAGGTGAAACTAAAGTCTGTGAGAATACTGCAGAAGTTCCTGTAAATATAGAAACTAATCCAGTGTTGGTAAAATGTCCGGGTGCTCCGATAGCAAGTATGTTAGCATTATCAGATCCACTGATACTATATCCCCATTTACTTCCGATAGTAGTAACTGACGAAGTAGTAAGTTGTTTAACATATGCTACATTAATTGAATTAGTAGCAGTAGTGATCTGATAAGCATATACAGTTCCGGTGCCGGTGTTGTTTGTGCCCGGAGCTCCGACTAACATTAATTTTGTATTGATGTTACGTTGAACGTAAATTGAATGTCCAAAGTGTTGATAACTAGAAGTAGATACCGGTACTGTTAAAACTGCCTGTGTATTTTCCTCAAGTATTTGGGGATTGATACTACTAATTTTTATTAGACCCTGTTCTACATAATTAGAATAATTTGATCCTGTAGTGGATACATAGCTAGCCAACGGGGCACTAGCAAAGATTAAACCATAGGTTGTTGTACTAAAAGCAGTATCATCATAAACCACACAATGACCAAAATCTGTAATAGGTGCCCGCTCAACATCGTAATAATGCAGTGTTCCATCATTTAATGTATAATTTAATTGCCCGCGGAAATCATCTCCTGTCTTTTTATAAACAGAAACTTTACCTCGAATTGCAATGCTGGTTGCAGTATATGCAGGTGATCCAACAACAAATATATCGCTGCCTTTTCTCTTGCTGATGCTGCGTCCAAGTTGTTCGTTTTTATTTGTACCTGTAGAAATTACAGGAGTAAAGTTATTAATTTTCTGATAAACTTTCCATTTGTAGTTGTCATCATTGTCTACCCAGAATATAGTATTGTCTGAGAATTTTAATAGTTCGTCATCTGTAGGTAAATTATCATAAGACGATGTTCTTGCACTCTTAAATTTATACAACGGTATTGGGTCAACTCCTAACGAGGTTAACGAAATAGAAGGAGAAGCAACAGTGAATTCAGATACAGAAGGAGTTTTGATAACAGTGTATATTCCGTCAGCATCACTACTAAATTTAGATACTGATACAATATCTCCAACTGACAAACCGTGGAATAAATTTGTTTTAAATGTAATTTCTCCAGAGTAAGTAACTACATCTACTCCAATAATATCTGCATCTACCCTAGAGTAACGATATACATCCCAGTCGCTATTTTTTTTAAATCCCATCCATACAGTGTCACCTTCTTTAATAGTGCCATTGTTTGCAAGATTTAACAAACTAGATTCGTTGTATGCGGTTGCAGTTACATCATCAATTCTTACATAACCTGCTGTAATTAATTCAAATTCAAAATCAGTATCTGTTTCTACAGGAAACGTTGTCAACGGATTATAGTCCGTAGGAACTATAATTTGATCAGTTACTGCACTGTAGTAGATTAAATCATTAGGTGCAGAAGGTGCAGAATTGACAAAGTTAACAACTTGCGGATTTTCAATGAACTTACCTTCTGTTAACGGAACTTCTAATTCTTGATAAGTTTCATATGCTCCATAATATCCAATACGGAACGCCCACTCTTCTGAATATCCCAACTGCCCTTGCAAGTTATGAATACTAGCCTTAGCAAGTTTTGTAATAGCATTACGGGTTCCTTTTTCTTTGATAAATCCTTGATAGAATTTATATTGAGCAATAGGATTAGTGAAGATATTGTTTAGATAAACACGAGGTGTATATCCAATTAAGTGCTGTGCCATTTTTTGTTGGCCACTATCAAAGTTATCAATATCTAAACTATAGAAATCTTCAAATTGATTAATCTTGTAATCAAAGTTTGGTAACAATCCAGCAACAGGTTTGTTACCTAGTAAGGTCCACAAATTAAAATCAAATTTTGCAGAACCAGTAATATTTTTATTAGCAGAATAATATTGACTATTGAATCGAACTACATCACCTGATTGATAATCAGTATATTGCAACCAATCGTTTATTTGAGCACTGTCATAAACAAACCCAGGACTAAAATAATCACCATTCCAATTTGCAGTACGGAATCCCGTTAACTTCATTCTGCGTTGACGGTATCCAGTTTCGATATCATAGATAGTATCGTTGAAAATTGTAGTGTTATTAAACACCATTGCATGTTCTTTTTGTACAGAATATATTGTAGCAAAATAGATACCGTCTGTAGAGTTTGATGTTTTAATTGTGCAAACTCCGTTGTCTCTAGTTACAGAAAGATTTTGTCTAGGAAACGATGTGCCGTTTGCCGACAACAAACTGTAATCGTAAAAACTATCAAACACACTATCAACAACTGTATTAGCTAATGAATATTTTATTTGATTTGCAAAAGGACTTACGGTGATTATACTGTTGTTAGACCAATTCTGACTAGTCCAATATAAAAATTCTTTAGAGGAGAAGTTCCAATCGATAGTTGTTGCAAAATCTGAATTATATTCATCAAATATAAAACCTTGGGCTTCTAACCATTTTCCGTAACCAACGATTATATCATATACTTCTTGTATAGTAGAAAATTCTGTCTTATAAGGAATCTGTTTAACTTCTGTTTCAAAACTACTCGCTAGCTGAACCGTCGTTCCACCTATGATAGGCAAAGTAGGAATTGATTGAAAGTATACTAGATTAAATGTTGTTCCGCTTTGATGACTAGTTTTTACTCTGTAATAATTATTATTATAAGAAACTAGTTGACCTGCTTGATAAAATGTTCCTGTAGGTGCAGAATTAGCAGATGTTGTATCTGCCGACGAAAGTCCAGTTGCTCCAGAAGACGAACCGCTAGTCCATGTTACATATGATTCAGAAACTCCACCAACTGTTATTGTAGGCGTATTAGAATTTCTAACTGGCATGTATATATCAAAATAAGGATTACTAGAATCGTAACCTTGGATAGAATATTTGTCATTTATCTTCTGTACAACTAGACCAGAAATGCTTACTTTCTTTACAGGATTACTAGTGTTTAAAATTAAATTATAATTTTCTTGAGGCAGTAACGCACCTGGACTAGTGCTATTTGGTTCGTATGCATCAATGACAATTTGTAGTTTATCTTTGCTAACAAACCCGCCAACTTTATAGAATAAATTAAAATCAATATAAGATAAATCTTGTTTTAATTGATCAATATAATTTGTAGATCGTTGTTGACCCACTTCGGAAACATAAACACTATACCCACTAGTTTGTGTTTTATCAACATCATCGTGAATTTTAACTGCGGTAATATTTAAAAATTCTCCAGCAGTTCCATATGTCCATTGTCCGGCGGCATTTTTAATTACTCTGCTAGTATCGTACATCGATGATGCATAGACAGCAGGTTTAGTTAATGCTAATAATTTTTGTACAACAAACGGCCAATAGCTACTACGTCGCCACGATGTTTCAGCAGGACCCTGATCACCAAATTTCCAAGGCTGACGCGTGTTATAATCAGTAACGTCAGTTACTAAATGTGCAGGGGGCGGTAATAAATGACCAAAGCGGTCAACTGGAATTATTCCTAATAAACCAGGACGAGCATAAACGCTATTGGTAGTGTTATTGTGACGATTGTATCCGTTTGATAAATCAGTCCATAGTTTAGTATTTGTAGATAAGTAAGGAGCATTACCATATTCTGCAACCCACCATGATGGCCTTTCAGCAAATCCTAACATTTCCCAAGGATGAGTATGAGGTTTGTCAGTATCATAAAAATATTTAGATACGCCTCTCCAATATCCCGGAACATACGTTGAGTGAGCTGCATTATAGCTACCTGTATAATTCCAAGTAAATTCAGCAGTGTTAATACCATCATATAAAATGCCGCTGTCTTCAAACACAGTATTAGTAGTATAATCTATGCCGTAGAATCCAGCCCATTTAATGAAGTCACTTTGTAGAATAGAATTAATTTCGTCTACAGAGTAATCAGTAGTTCTAAATGCTCCGGGCATTACACTGTTAACATCTAATAATTCTGATCTGTATTCTGTTTTGATGTTATTGTAAACACGTTTTTCAAATTCAAGAATAATAGCATCTCTATAATCATTGTAGGCTACCATTAAGCTACCATCATGACCTTGAATAACATTTACAGGAGTAAGATATGTGTTATCTTCAAATATGCTAGGAGCAAATCTTGGGAATAATCCCAACTTAGTAGGAGTAGAAGGTACAAAAGATCCTTCAGTACTAAAGTAATCATCAACAACTAATACATCACCCTTTGTTAAAGATTTTAAAATTCTAACAGATGAATCATTAGTTACAAACTCGTAGTCGTGATCACGTAGTAATTGTCCTCCATTTAAGTAAACAATAATAGAACGTAGGCTTAACGTAGAAAGACTAAAGTCACTAGTAATAGGATATACAGTATTACGAGAATCTGTTACTGTCCATGTTCTAGTAGTTTTATCAGTTCCGTAGGCAATCATGTCTGATAGATAGTACGGAGACAATAAATCTTTATCTACATTTAATTCTTTTAATGCTCTGTCAAGGCTTCCTATTGGATTAGTTTGTGTATCAATTTCAGAAATCTTCTTTAAAAATAACAACTTGAATTGATTATATTGATCAGCAGATTTTGTTAGTGCATCGATAACACTGTGTTCTTTCTTACCAATAAAAAAGTTTGCAAATGCTAACGGATTAGCATTAGAAATTAATCTAGTGCCATAACTAGCAACACCAAAAACATCTCTTAAATTTAAAACGCCAGAATAGTCTCCGTGAAGATGACGATACCTGGTTAACGCTGTTTGTAAATGATCACTCAATTCACTTAAGGTTAAAGATGCGATTGGACCATTTAATGGATTGTTAGTTAACGACAATGGCAATTCATAATAGCTAGAAGTAGCTCCATGAATAATAGGAATCGGATATGGTTTAGAAGTTGCCCAAACATTGCCATATGTACTATTGTTTATAAATTTGAAATAAGTGTCAGCAGTCGGTACCGTTGTAATATTCTGATTTGTTTCAGAAATATCAAATGTACCGTCCATGAAATAGTTTTTAAACAGATAACTGCCTAGCCCTGCACTATTTTTATATTTTAGCGGGAATCCCAATACTGAATCATTTGCACCTGTGCCTATGTCATAACTGAATAATTTGTTCCCTGTAAAATTAGTCAAATAATGTGCAGTATCACTATAACTATTTCCGTTACTGTCAAACAAATCAAATAATGGTGCCTGATTTAATGTGGGATGTTGTTGTGCATATTGCCACTTACTGCTATCAAACCACCAATTTGTTCCAGCATACTGGTTGCCTGTGTTTATGCTAACATTAACTTTGTCCGATACATTGATAATATTAACTAGCTCTATTCTCGGATACCCACCAACGGTTACAAAGTTAACTTGAAAAATTTTGTTACGTACTGTTGCATCAGTGTCGGCATTAAAGATAATAGTATTTCCTTGCTCCAGTAAAGTTCCATCAACATAATATCCTGCAGAACCTTCTACTTTATTAAATGCGTCTAAAGTAACTGTATCAATAAAATCGATGTTAGAAATTCCAATTTCTCCAAAATTAAATAATTTTAGATTTGCATTAAATTCAACAATAGGACGCTGTGCTCTTTTATTTGCAGGATATAATGGAATTTGATTATTAACTTCCGAACTTATTTTAATTACATCACCGTGTATCCATCTATTGTATTTTGACCAAGGGTTAACATCTTGACTAGCACGGTTGATAGTTATATATTCAGGAGTAATAGGCAATGTTTTAAAATTATCAAACGGATAATCATCAAATGCATTAGCATCAAAGTTATCATTAAAGACAGTTTTTATACTCTGAGAGCCCGACAATAAATCATAACTGACTAATTTAATACTACCTCCTACACCTTCTACAAAATATTCTTTTTCATAATACGACGAAGGAGTAACATTTCCCCTAAAACGTAACTTCATTCCATTTGATAAAGGCAATTCAGACGCATATGAGACAACTGTACCTATGGTCAGTGTATAATTTGTTTGACCTACTATGGCTTTTTCTAAATTGCCAATAGAAGTTGCATCAACTACAATAGTTTCTGGACCAGTTACTAACCAATAATATTCTTGATAATTTATAAGTTTGTCCCAATCAACTTGGGGATCAAAAGAATACACCTCTGATCTAAACATCCTATCAAAGTTATCATTTTTTCCGCCTTTTGTAGAGATTTCATTTGTTAAATCATCAATACCTATTACATCGTTAACTGTACTAGAATTATCTTTAACTACCAATGCGGGCTCTAACTGATAATCTCTACGCAAAGGCAACGATTCAGTAATATAAACATCTGTTAAAGAATTGTATGTTGCAGTTTGTGTGGATCCAATGTATCCGTCAATTCGTTCTAACTGGGGAGGCTGTATTAATTGGTCAATAGTACTGGATAAGAATTTTGCGTTCTTATCCGTTCTAAATATTTCAGGTAGTAGATTGATAGACTTGATAACTTTATTTGCCATATTAACTGCTGGTTACTATTGATGTTGTGTTTAATTGTGATGCTGTAATTGCATCAATAATCTCTATGTCGAATACTGTTGCACCGCTGATAAAAATCTCGTTGCTCAAACAGGCTACCTCATATAGACTTCCAAAATTATTTGATTTGGGAACTATTACAAAGTTTGTAATATCAGGTGTTAGTAAATTCATTACATAAGTTGATAACTCGCTGAAGTAAAATGTTTGACCAAAATCCCAATTAGATAAAGCAAAAAAATTATTAATTGCAGATAATATTCTAGTCTTTAATTCATTATCACTGATTGGTCTAGCAGGATTTTTTACAGCTTTAAAAGTTGCTTGTAGATTAATGGTTGCTTTTTTACCAAATAATACTTTGTATTTTACAGGTTGGAAAATAATTTCATCGCTAATTGTTTTAATATTTTCTAACGATGCTGCAAAATTTTCTTCTAGACTCTGACTAGTAGGAGCCAACGGCTCTGTGCCAACACCCGTAGATAACCAATTACGATAACTGGTATCATATGACGAAGTTAACAAATACACATCCATGATGTTACTCTTACTAGGATCAATTCTTCTGTCTTCTCCACTATTATGTACATAATGGAAATTTAATCCAGACTTACCAGGATATGCAAAGTACGATGGTTCATACACCAATTGGTTATATGTACCAGATGCTGTAGAAACGCTTTTTACAACATTTATTTTAGGATTGTAAAAATAATAAAGCGTACCAGTAGATAATTCAGCTGGAAGATCGGCTTCTGTAGGATATGTTTCAAACTGATTACTATTCATTAATGTGTATCTTAAACCGTCTGCTGATTTTTTAAAATAAACAAATTTATCTTTAAAATTAGTATCAGAAGTATCAGGTTCTACGATATTATTAAATGTATCAAGATCAAGAATTTGACCTGAATTATTATAATCATAGAAACTTACTTTGACTTTTTTAGGTTCTACATATCCATCAGCTTCAACAACTGCTCCGTCAATTTGCCATTGATAATCTTTTCCTAGACTTCCTGGATTAATTGTATTTGCAATAGCGTTAGTGGCTGTATTGATTGATAATACATTAATTTGATCTTTGACTACCTTGTCGTTGACAAAGTCATAGTTAACTGTATTAGGATCGATAAAGAACGAAGTTTCTTTTTCACTTTCAAATATAAAATCAGTAGTTCTATATCTAACTTTGTAACCTTTACCTGTCCATACAAATGCAACAAACCAACTAGCATCTAAACTAGAGTTAGACGTATCGCCTTGTGTATCTAAATTAAAAGGATTAGTTAAATCTAAATTTACAGCTGAAATTATGTTCCATGCCCTATCATCTTTTAAAAAACTTAATCCAAAATTTATTTGGTTAATGCAAAAATTTGCAAGTTCAGTTTCAAAAGAAGTTGAAAATACATTAACAAATTTAGGAATAATTTTTGTAGGTATTGCAGAACTAGGAATAACATTATTTAATATGATAGGTCCAGTGCCGTTATCCAATGTACCTAATCCCGAATTAGATCCATCGCCTACCACTTGAGAAACTTTGACCCAAATATATTTTAATGTTGTTCTAGTTTGTTTATCAACTAGTTTACCGTTAGGAGAAAAATATTTCCCTGTAGGTGGAACAAATTTTATCATTGCTCCGGGTGCAGTGTATTTTAAATTATTTGAAGAAAAATACCCAACATTAACCGGACCGTCAGTGTTACTAAAATATCCTCTAGATTGTGTGGAAGATTTATTAACCTGGTTCCATGTCAATTCTAAATTACTGATATCAGTTTGTTGATATTGATCAAAGTAAAATGAACGCATTGCCGCAGATGCAATAACTGGTTCTAATTGCTGTTTGATAACAGCCAATATTTCATTACGGCTAGTGAAATTAAATTCAAAACTATCTTCTCTATTATCTTTGTACAAGATACCGTCTGTCGCAAAGATGTTGGTCTTACTATATTTTCCACTAACATCGCTTAATTCAAAATACTTACTTAACCCACTAGATACTCTGTTGACACTTTTAACTTTAATAATATCACTGCCCAATGTTAGTGGAGCAATATTATAATCTTCAGCAGTAACCATTCTATTCTGTACATAGAAAGCCTGCGGAGCTTTGCTTTGTATACTAGCATTAGATTCTGCGCCAGAACTATTGCTAACAGTATATTGTAGTCCCATGGTCAATGTTAATGTGTGACCTTGCCCATTTTTATTATGATAAGGAATCTCAATAACAATGCCACTCATCTGTCCTGGTTTAATAGAATATGTTAGTCCATTACTTTGTCTGTAAAATAACTTAAATTGACCTCTTGGTAAATTACCAAAACTTCCATCAGCAAAATTTAAATCAATCTGATCACGGTCTCTACTAGTAACACTATAGATGTTTCTTACATCGTTGTTCAAACTATTGTATATAATGTTATTACCAACTACATCAGATACTTTAGTCCATAGATTTGAATAAGCACCGTTACTATCAAGTTGCCATAACCATACATCAGTATTATTGATATCGTTAGTATTAACTCCAACGATTTCATTAGGTACAGGATTATCTATCGAAAAACTAGATAGATTTAATGCACCTTGGCGGAAATATGTAAAGAATCCTGTATTTGCACTACCCGATCCTTGATTATCATTTTTATAAATTAAACTAAACGAGTTTGCAGGCAACGGAGCATCTTCATATATAGATGTCTTTCCAGAAAATGTTGCTGGAACAATTTCAAAATTCATTGCTGTACCGTTTATGTTCTTTAAAAAACTGTAAACAGGAATATCGTTATTTGTGCTGTTTATTTTATATTGTTCAGTTAGCATACCGTCAATAGTTTTTCTATCGTAAGGTTTTCCAAAAGCAAAACTGCCCGCCATAGTAGAATTGATAATAGTAATAAATTGTTGATACCAATTTGAATTAGCAGGATCGTTCCATCCAATTGTAGTGTTGGCTAAATTAATTCCATTGCCATCAATGACATTATCTGTTGTAGAAATGCCGGTAACTTTTAAGAATCCGCTAGCAGGGGTGTTACGTTTAGGAACATAACTGATTAACTGAGCAAGGCGCAGGATACTATCACGACGTTGGGCTGTTTCTAAAAAGTTTTCGCGGGCATTTAAGTCAATACGGAAACTTAAATTCTGTCCTAGGTATGCAATAAGGTCAATAAGAGCAACATATTCACTACTGTCAATAAAATCGTTAAAGTCTTCAGGAAAGTTTTCCTGAAGATATTGAATCATTGTTCGGCGTAGAGTTTCAAAATCATAACTTTGAAAGTCAGCATTGCGGAAGCTCTGATAGATCTTTTTCCAATCTTCAGCCACTAGCAGTTTGTTATTTGTAGATGGAATCATAATTTTATTGTTCTATACCGTATTTATTGTATTAATAAACTTGGTATATTATTGTGTCCTTAAGCCAATTGACTGGTCAAATGTCAACTTCATGTTAGCAGTTTGATCAGTTCCATTCATTTGCAATGTTAATTCTAATTGATAACCGTTGGCATATTCAGTTAGATCAATTTGTGTAGGTGTTACTCTAGGATCAAATGTACAAATACGATTAATATCTTCTGTTAACGTATCGCGAACTTGGTCTGTTAATGGCTCCATTAATAGGTCCCAAATGATACTACCAAAATTAGGTTTCATTAATCTTTCACCTCTTTTGGTATTGAAGTGATTTATAATGTCTTGTTTAATTAACTCAAAATCATATAAACTTGTATTGGCGGTTGTATTTGCAGAATTAAAACCTTTATAAAAATGATCTAATTTTGTCAAAGGCTGGACTGTTGTACCAGGATTATTAAGTTCAATTGTTTTGTAGGCCATGATGTATTTATTTTTTAATTTTTATGCAACTGCTGTGCCGCCCGCTTGCTTATAAAGTGCAAGGGCAACAGGCAATGTTTTAGGATGTTGGTTGTAAGGACTGCCTGGCAGACTAGCCCATATTTTATTTGTCCTAGAAATTGCTTTAGTAAAGTTACCTGCTTTGATATCGTTAACTGCACCTTGCATCTGTAATAGATATATGGCTGCAAGATCTTGATTATGTGGGCTAAAATCAGACAAGTTAAGAGCCTTCTTACACATATCCCAAGTCTTTGATAAGAATTGATATGCGCCTGCTGCCGTAGAAGTTAGACCGCCACCTTTGTTAGCAATACGAGGATGGTCGGCAAAGCTAGTAAACAGTTTACCTGTAAACATAGTCTTATATCCATCAGGACCACTAGTTCCTTCACACACTCTGATCATCCATAAAAATGCTGCTAGGTTATCATCAGCAGTATTACCAGTTGGTGTAGGAGGTGTTCCTTGAACGTTCGGTGCTTTATTAAATGCCACATTTGGCGAACCGCCTACTGAAGAATCTATTGTTGCATCTGTATTATTAGAATTAAATTTTGCAGGGTCTGTGCTTTCATGATCCGGCCATGGCTCATGTGTAGGAACACGTTTCATGATACTTATTAGATCATCAGTTTTGTATGCATTGCCATTTTCCCAGCCTGCACTAACACTCCTGTTAGGCAAACTAAATGTCTTTAATGAATTGGCAGATGCAGCAGATGTAGGAGTTGTAGCGACTGCGGCTGCTGGACCATTCATATGTATCTTTGGAGCAGTTTCTTTATAGGTACCACCTGCTTTAACATTAAACTCACCTCCAGATGTTTGATACATTATACCGCTAGATATAACATGAACATCTGCCGACGATCCTTGATATAAAGAGCCAATAGCTGTTACATGCAGATCAGCTGCCGATGTTATTTTAGTTGTATCATCTGCATTAATATCTAGTGTTGATCCAAAATCTAACTTTCCTGCTTGAGAAGAGTTTACGGTATAGTTGCCAGTGACATCTATATGATGATCTCCGCCTACTGATATATTAAAACTACCACCAGCTTCCATGTTGATATTTCTATCGGCTCGAAAATTGAAATCTGCTTCTGTATGAATACTAACACTGTCCGCAGCATAGATATCTAACTTGCCTTCGCTGGTCATTTCTATCCAAGATGTTCCGCCAGCATTGGCAATGTAAATCAAATCTTTTGTATTGTGCATTAAGATTTGATGTCCGGTCCTAGTTCGTATTCTAACTAATTCATTATCTCCATTGATGTCACCGTCATCCATTACAAATGTGCTGCCACCTAATCTACTTACAGGTGCCTGTGTATTGCCCGTATATCCTATCTTACCTCGTTTGGCGCCGGCACTAGTGTCTAAAGGTCCAGGTGTACTGATACCAAATACGCTACTAGGAACTTCACGACGGGCACTACTTGAAGTAACACCCCTAACATCATCAAGCAATAACCCTTGAGAAAGCAATCTATCCGCAAACGGATGAACTGGTTTCTTAATTGTTTTAATATTAGGTGTATCTAATTTTTGACTTTTCTTATGTAACTCTGCACTAGGCAAATAAGATGTGCCGTATTTCTTTTTTTGTTCTTGAGTAGCCTCAATACTGTCTGTAGCAGCGATACCTGGAACCATTTGATTTTGAAAAATGTCAGGGACACATCCAATCCAATAACATTGATTAGGATCACCGTCAACAAATATAACCAGTACTGTTGTTCCTACATCTGGCGGTACCATCCACATGCCATATGATTTCTGTACGTCATTAAACTCGCCTGGATTATTTCCCTCGTATCTAACAGAGGTTGCTCCGTAGAATGGGCTTAAATATCTAGCAACATAGGTGTTACCTTGTAACACCACTGAACTAGGAACACCTTTAGACAATACTACTTCCACTCCGCCCATGTAAGTAGGATCTAAATGATTAGTTATTTCAGCAAGGTACGGACCCGGAGCAGGCAGCTTACCTTTTCGACGCTGTTCAAATCCTGATGACATATTATCCTTGTAACGTTAATTTAGCAAGTGGACTAAACTTACTGGCAACTGAAGATGCATCTGTAACAACCGCAGGCAGATTAAAAGACGGCACAGCAGGCAAAGATGCACTAACTGCTTGATCGTTTTTATCTGGTGAAGTTTTCACTGCATCGGCAGGTTTATCTTCAACTACATTACCACCACCTGCATCAATTTGTCCAGGTATCCTTGCTATGCTCAATGTCTGCTTAAACTGTCCGTCTTTAAACGAACTTCGTGCAGATAGAACATGATAAACTCCACCAAACGGTACTTTACCATCTTGGAAATACATTAATCCGCCCGATTCAAAAGTTCCTATATCTATAGGATTTCTAAAAGTAATGGTGATGAATACACTTCCATAATGTTGAGTCGCTTCGCCGTTTACAGTTATTCCTCTGCTCTTGGGTTTAGGATTAGTATTACCAATTCCACCCGTAGCTATATAAAAAGGATCGCCTAGTATGGTTATTTCTCCAGTGATCAATGAGGCATTTGAATTAATAATTGCTTCGTGCATACTTTTGGCAAGAATGCTATACGGATCATCTAATGGTTGCCCCGCAGACCCTCCGGATTTTTCTGACATCTCGCCTGCATTTGATGCCGGTAATGTTAATCCTCCAGAAGTTTCACTAATTGCTGTACGAGTTATCCTTTGATCCGATGTTTCTAATTTTGGATCAACGGTATTACTATTACCAAGTGCTGTTTTTGATCCGGGAATATCATTATTACCCATGGCTCTTGGGATAGCTTCAAAATATAATGTATTAAAATTTAAATTAAAATCTATTATATCTAAATTTTTTCCTGTATAGATATAATTATAATCTCGCAAACTTAACAATTTTAATTTTGCAGCGTCTATGGTATCTGTTGCAAATGCCGGAATTGTAGTATGATAGACTTTATATTTTGTAACAACATAGGTAAACTTTTGATAAGGTCTGCGAGAAATCTTATCAATCACTTCTGAATTTTCAACATTCAGTGTTATTAGAAAATAATCCACCATTCCATATGCATCAGGATTTGTTCCCTTACCCATACTACTGTAAATATCTCTAATGTACTTGCTGTCTCTTATCAATGAAGAAATACAATCATGAATATTTGCTCCGTTGGCAAATTGTACTGTAGAGGTCCTCGGAGTATATGCTACACCCGAAGGTGCTGTTCCTTCAGTAGGAGGTTTTGTTGCGGCATCGGCATGTAATGCATTTTCTTTTGTAGTAGTAGCCGGATCATCAAACTTATAAAGTTGATTATCTTTAAGTAATTCAACTACATCTGATTTTGCAATTTCATTATCGGGATTATTCAAATCAAACCCTGTAGTTTCAGACCAACTGGGGAATTTTATTTCATATGTGTCATGTTCATTTGATGAAAGATCGGTTCTAGATGCCTTATCTGCTTCAGCAACTTGTTCAGTAATTTTCTTCATCAAATCTGTTAAAATTTCTTTAACTGTTTTACCTGACATATTTGCAGGTTGTTTTAATATATTAGATTGACCGTAACCCTTTTGAGCAAATGGTAGACCAGAACATCTATATCTAGTTCCTTTTTCGGTCACTGACACTTCTAAACCAGAGAATCCAAATACAAAATATCTAGTACCGCCTTCAACAATTTCTGGATCAGTGAATGTATCACTATCAGAATATCCAACAAATTCCATTTTTAAAATAAAACTTGCCGACGAGTATGTAATATATCCTGCAGCCACCGCAGACACGTGCAATGCTTCAATAAATCCATTAATACTGTAGGGTTCTATTACTTCAAATTTTATACTGGTAGGAAGAGTTGTGCCGCTAGTTTTAGAAAATGCCATTGTTGCATCAATGTCGACATTGTCAATAAACAAATCAAATCTGCCAGGGCTCTTTTCGTTAAAATCACTTACTAACTTTTTAACAGATGGAGAAGCTTGAACAATATCTGTAGTGACTCCAGAGACTTCACCATTGTTTTCGTATTGAGTAGTAGTTTTAGTTGCACTAACTGTTGTTATACCAGAAGTACCTTTACCACCTGTTTTAGCAATGACAAAATTTAATGCACTGTTTTCATATTTTTTAGGATTATTAACATCAGCTTTATTCAATGCTGCTAATGTAAAATTATATGTATAAGACCTATAGTTGTTTAATACATTCTGCACGCCAGATGATACAACTTTAGGCGGAACTTTAGGTAATACAGTCTTACGAGTAGTATCCTCGTATACTCCGGCTTGTACGTCAATTCTTCCGCCCATTTTATAATCCTAATGCAGTATTGATAGTAGTAATTTTAGGGAGATAAATTTTAACTCCTGCAATTAGATCAAATGTAGGATCTTTAATTATAGATTTATTCCTAATGGCAAATACCCACCATAGATTAACATCCCCATACAAATCGTATGCTAATAGGTCTGGTCTATTTTCATATGTACTTGTAACTTCAAACAAGATATCATCAGTTTCTGCAGGGATATCTCTAAAACTCATAACATCCAGATACCCATTTTCGAGACTGGTAGAATAATAGGGACTTTTTTTACTGTAAGTTGCGACCATTATAATATTCCTGATTTTCTAACTTTTGAATCACTTAACCAACCATTGACTGTAAACTGTTGCATCTCTGCTCTGCTGTACATAGGTACACATGTTATTGCAATAGTTGATAATACAGGAACAGAAGCTTCTCCAAATGAAGGAGTTTTAGTGGTAAAATAATCTACACCGTCCGGAAGTTCTAATCTAAAACTGCCGATTGCTACTGGCACATTAGATAACATGTAATCTCCATATGCATCTAAACGACAAACTGGCGGAGGAGCTCCGCTATTTGGTTCGCCGCCTGATAACATTTTTGTTAATGATCTTAATAAATGAACTGTAGCAAGATAAACTGCTGCATCTTTATCATTTTGTACTGTAAATTTTCCCGAAATGCTAATATTGCTAATGCCGCTACGTTGATAAAAATTTTGAGTAAAGTTGCTATGGATAGGAGTAGCAGTTGCATAGTCGGCTTTTTGTTCATAACTGATACTAGGAGTATAGGGGAAAATAATGCCACCTAAATTGTATAACTCTCCTGCGGAACCTCTAGTGGTCATTCTGATATAGTTATCGGGCACTCGAATCTTAACACGAAGATCAGAAGGAGGAGTATTTCCAGATATTGATTTAGTGTTGACTTTTGCGGCAGTAGCATAGTCAGGCATAGCACCTTTTAACAATGATCCAAGCCTGGAACTTTGAACAAAGTTTGAAACCGATGCTCCAAGATTACTGATAGGGTTAGTGAATGCCATGTTTATTCCTTTATATGCTATTTACCAATAAATAAAATGCTAACTTAATATATAAATGGTTGACACTATCCAATTATATGTTATACTAAAATAAGGAATAACAATAATAAGATGAACCTTATACCAACAATACGAAAAGTAAAATACTTAAACAATAGAGACCTGTTAGCAGAAATACATTATAGTAAATGCAGTTTTTCAAGTTTTACACAACCTGATTACAGTCAACACGACATTATTTTATCAAGTCTCGACAAAGTTAACATTCGCACACTAGCAGACGCTAAACGTGCCAGAGCCAAAAGAATAGGTCTTATTGCATTTGCAATAGCTCGCAACGGTGGCGATAAGAAAACCAAACTAGCAGAAGTTACTCCAGATTATACCACTGTTGCAAAAACTGATGTTATTATCCGTATAATGACATTTGATCATATTCCGCTAGCACCAGGTCGCAAGAAGACAGTCAAGAGCACAGCAGATAGCCACGAAAAAGTAAATTTTCCTCCTTTCCAGCATTGGAAGTTTGACGAAGTTACAGGTGAATTAGTATGCGTGGGTAAGAGCCATTGGAAAGGGCTACTAGATACAGGGTACTTTAGCAAGGACCACGGACGTATTACTGAAAACTTAGGTAAGATGTTTATCAAACTAAGCGAGAGATACGCACAGCGTAGCAACTGGCGTGGTTATACCTATATTGAAGAGATGCGCGGACAAGCTATCCTACAGTTAAGTCAGATCGGACTACAGTTTGACGAATCAAAATCTGAAAATCCATTTGCCTACTACACCGCAGCAGTAACAAACTCATTTACTCGTATCTTAAACATTGAGAAGAAAAGCCAAAACATCCGTGATGACTTGTTGGAAGAAGCTGGATTAACTCCTAGTTCAACAAGACAAAACGCTCACGAGTACGCAGATGAGATTGCCCGACAGGCAGTACTGTATAAAAATATGCGTATGCCCAAGAGTGAAGAAGACGTCTTCGAAGATGGAGAAGGCGATGGCGAAACTGACGAAACTAATCCTTGACATTTAAAATACGTCCTGCTAAACTCGTAGCTAGGAGAATAATAAATGCCCTTGTTTAAAAAGGTAGCGTGTTTCACAGATATACACTTTGGTTTAAAATCAAATAGTGGAACACATTTACGAGATTGCGAAGAATTTGTAGACTGGTTTATCCAAGAAGCGCAGAAAGAGGGTTGCGAGACCTGTATCTTTCTAGGTGACTGGAGCCATAATCGAAATAGTCTAAACTTGTTTACGCTAGATAGCAGTCTACGCTGTTTAGAAAAACTAGGTGCAGCATTTGATCAGTTCTACTGGTTCCCAGGTAATCATGATCTCTTTTATAAAGACAAACGTGATATCCATAGTAGTGCGTTTGGACGACATATCCCCGGTGTAACCGTAGTCGAAAGTATAACAACAATTGGTGATGTCACGCTTGTTCCGTGGCTTGTGGGCGACGAGTGGAAGACTTTAGGTAAGATCAAAAGCAAATATATGTTTGGGCATTTTGAATTGCCCCTGTTCTATATGAATGCCATGGTGCAAATGCCCGATCATGGTGAGTTATCCCCTGGACATTTTGTACATCAGGACTATGTGTTCAGCGGACATTTCCACAAACGCCAGAATAAAGAACGAGTATGGTATATTGGTAATGCATTTCCGCATAACTTTGCAGATACCGGCGACGATGCTCGAGGCATGATGGTCATGGAATGGGGCGGTACTCCAGAGTTTATTGATTGGCTGGACTGCCCGAAGTATAGAACTGTTAAGCTAAGTGATCTTATCGACAAGAAAGATGAGATCATGAAATCAAAGATGCATATCAAAGTCAATTTAGATATTGATATCAGCTTTGAAGAAGCCAACTTTATCAAAGAAACATTTATTGCAGACTATGATATCCGTGAGATCAGTCTAATTCAGGATAAAACTAACTTAGACGGAACTATCGATGACAATCCAGATGCTACATTTGAAAGTGTTGATCAGATTGTGGCTGAACAATTGATCAATATTGAGAACGGACAGTTTGATAAGAACACACTACTTGAAATCTATAATAATCTCTAATGTTTAAACTAAAGAATATAACCGTAAAAAACTTTATGAGTGTGGGCAACCAGACTCAAGCAGTTGATTTTGACAAACAAGCTCTAACATTAGTGCTAGGTAGTAACCACGATCTAGGTGGAGATGACACAGGTTCCCGCAACGGTACTGGTAAAACTACCATTGTCAATGCGTTAAGCTACGCGATGTACGGGCAAGCCCTAACCAACATCAAGAAAGAAAATTTGATCAATAAGACCAACGGTAAGAACATGTTGGTCACTGTTGAGTTTGAAAAGAATAGTACCAAATATCGCATCGAGCGGGGTCGTAAACCTAATGTCCTACAGTTATTTGTCAATGACAATCAATTAAAAACAGATGAACATGAAGATGATAGTCAGGGCGATAGCCGTGAGACACAGAAGGTAATTGAGCAGATGCTGGAAATGTCGCACACAATGTTCAAACATTTGGTTGCACTAAACACTTATACCGAACCGTTCCTGTCTATGAAAGCAGCGGATCAACGTGAGGTTATTGAACAGCTATTAGGTATTACATTACTATCGGAAAAAGCCGAAGCCCTTAAAGTATTAGTCAAAGAAAGCAAGGATCTTATTCAAAAAGAAGAATTTAAGATTGAAGGTATTAAGGCTGCTAATGAAAATGTGCAAAAAAGTATCAACAGTTTAGAGATCAAGAGTTCTGCCTGGGAAACTAAAAAAGAAAATGATATCGAAGGGTTAGGTCGTGCTATGATGCGATTAGAAAATGTCGACATCGAAACTGAACTAGCTGCACATCTGCAACTTAAACAATGGTCCGAGAACAATGTTAAGATTAATAACCTTAACAAACAGAAGGCTACACTAGAATCTGCGGCCATACAAGCTGAAAAAACTTTAGCCAAATATAAAAAAGAATTAGAAAGTCTAGCAAATAAAACATGTCATGCGTGTGAACAGGAGTTACACGATCATAAACATGAAGAAATGACTACTACGGCTACACAGCACTATGACGAAGCATACGAATATTGGCAACGGATTCGTGCTCAACTTAAACAAGTAATCGAGGAAGTCACTGCAATCGGAGAACAGCCACATCGCCCGCAGACATTCTATGATACAGAAGCAGAAGCACTGGGTCACAAGAACAATTTAGACGGTCTTGAAAAGAGTTTGACTGCAAAGATTGATGAATCAAATCCTTACCAAGAACAGATAGCCGAACTTAAGAAGACTGCGATCCAAGAGATCACTTGGGATCATATCAACGAATTGACCAAATTAAAAGATCATCAAGAGTTCTTACACAAGCTATTGACCAACAAAGATAGCTTTATCCGTAAGAAGATCATTGATCAGAATTTAAGTTACTTAAACAAACGGTTAGGTTACTATATTGACAAGCTAGGGTTGCCGCATCGTGTTGTATTCCAAAACGATCTATCAGTTGAAATTACTCAACTAGGACAAGATCTAGACTTTGATAATCTATCTCGTGGCGAGCGCAATCGTTTGATTCTATCAATGAGCTTTGCGTTCCGAGATGTTTGGGAAGGCTTATATCAAAGCATCAATTTATTGTTTATTGACGAACTTGTGGATGCAGGTATGGATGCCGCAGGAGTAGAAAGTGCCCTAGCGGTCCTAAAAAAGATGGCACGAGAACGCAATAAGAATATATACTTAATATCACACAAGGACGAATTAATAGGTCGTGTAAACAACGTTCTAAGAGTAGTCAAAGAAAACGGTTTTACCTCCTATAGTAATGATGTAGATTATGTTGACTGAAAATTTAGAACGTTATAAACAGTTATATTCAGAATATATAGAGCTGTCTATAGAACTGCATAACTATCAACAAGCGTTCCTTGCTACTCTAGGGCAAGTTCCTAGAGAGAAAGTAGGGAGCGCCTGGTATAGGATGGGCAAGTTATGTAAAGAAATGAAAAAACTTGCCCGATTAGTACACAGAGACCATTTAGCAAATAGAATAGAGCTGAAAGCAATTGCAGAAGCAGAAGCCGCTCATAGAAGAGCAAACCCAAAAAAACCGGGCCCAAAAGGTCCATGGAAACATAAAAAATGAACGATACAAATACACAACTACAACAACAATTTGCAGAATTCCTAGCCGAAGATGCAAAATTTACAGCAGGTAATGCTGCCGCAGGCACACGCTCACGCAAGGCTCTAGGAGAGTTAGGCAAGTTAGTCAAAGCTCGCCGTAATGAAATCACTGCCGAGAAGAACGCTCGCAAGGAAGCTAAGGCCGTAAAGTAATTAATGATTTGGACTTATCAAGGTCAAGTTGTAAATGAATTACCCGAGGATTGTGTGGGATATGTTTATTGCATAACCAATTTAATCACCGGGCGCCAATATATTGGCAAAAAATTAGCAAAATTCTCTAAAACGACCTACAAGACAATCACGTTAAAGAACGGCACAAAAAAGAAAAAGAAAATCAGATCTAAAATAGATTCAGATTGGAAAGAATATTGGGGTAGTAGCCCCAATCTTCAGGCAGATATAGACACCCTAGGCAAAGAAAAATTCTCTCGCGAAATATTATATTATTGTAAAAGTAAAAGTGAATGTACCTATATAGAAGCAAGAACCCAGTTCGAAAGAAAAGTATTAGAATCAGACGATTATTATAATGGGCAGATAAGTTGCAGGATACACCAGTCACATATCAAAGGCAAGATATGACAAAACTTGATTATAGCAAAACTAATAAAAGTGACACAGCTTTCTTAAATGATCCGTTTTGGACCAATCCAAAGGCGGGTTTTGATAAAGCATGGCATGAACAAAGAAATAAACTCAGGCAACATTTAGGCATACACAAAGAACATGATTGGGAAATCATTAACGAACCCACTGGTCCACATGCAGGCAAAGTAGTCTGTAACACTTGCAAGAGCAAAAAAGGCAAAAGTATGTTCGTATCATGGCTTCCCAAAGGTTATATATCATCTAACACCTAAGGCTGGCGGGCCGGTTTGTAATACCGCTGTGGAAAAACCGGGGAATAACCGGACACGTGACATATTGAGACACTCCCCTAGGTAGATCCTAGTATCCTGAAAAATTGGAAGTGAGTATGAGAGCGCGAACCCTAATGCTCGACGTATTGATATAGTATGAATGTTAGCATACGAAAAACCGTGCTATAAACACTTAGACATTAGGAACGAGGTCTAAGACGCATTATGCGAGTCGATGTAGGTTGGGAAAGATCAGAGCCCATTAGCAACACGGTAAAACACCTATTTCCAATGTCTCGGCTGTGACAACTCACATGAAGACAAAAAGATGGAACCGTGCAAAACGGTTCCGTCTGACTAAAACAATCTACATGAATTTAAAAACACTTCGTGTATATCATAATAAGTAAAAACAAACAACTGCTATGAGCGATTAGCGAAAGAGCAAGTGAACGTAGTTCACTTTAATAGATTGACTATAAATAAAAGATCGTAATCCCCAAAGGAATAATATATGAAGATTGAACAGTTAATTAAAGCAGTAAATGAATCCGCAAGTAATGAGGATTTTAATGCAATGTCTCAAAAAGCTAATGCTATCAAACAGCAACAGGGTGTTACAAAACCAACAGGTACGGTTCTTCCTTTTCCTAAAACTACCACAGCTACTCCTGGTCCTGCGGGAACTACAGGTCCAAGTGCTTTAGATAAATTTAAGCAGGGAGCTAGCGCAGTTGGTTCTGCTATTAAAACAGGTGCCCAAGCTGTAGCTAAAAACGCTCCAGCAGTTGGTCAAGGGGTTAGCAATGTTGCCCAAGGGTTAGGCACAGCAGGTACAGGTATTGTTAAAGGTGCTGGAGATATTGCCAGTCAAGCAGTTGGTGGCGCAACACAAGCAGTCGGTGCCGGTCTAGGTGGTATTGTTCATGGATACAAAGCTGCTCGTGGTGGACAACAATTTGGCGGAGGTGGTACTGCTGGAACTCCTAGTTCGGCAGGTGCTCCAAGTACACCTAGTTCTGCAGGTGCCGCAGCAGGCGGTAATGACGAGATGGATCAGTTAAGATCTACACTACAGACAATGGATCAAAGACTACGCAGGGCAGGTATTTAAAAGAAAGGAAGCTGACTTTCTTTTGTAGTTTCGAGATTTTCTTTAACAATCTCACTTATTATTTCTCTCTCACCTACATCTAGCATATATGCTTGCTCAAAGTTTAATGAGCCACGCATGAACCACGCTAGTTTATAAAGTTCTTTCTTTAAGGCTTTTGACTCTTTATCTAATTTTTCGACTTCTCTATGGATTTCTTCCATAGACATAGTCAAAAGCCTCATGCGAAAAAATCAGAATCGTTAAAGTTAATGGGAACTGTGTAAGTAGCAGGTGCACCTAGAGCCTGCTGTTCTTCGGTAGTGGCAAACTCGAGTGGCTTCAATTCGTTATTTTTCTTTAGCTCATTAAGATGATTCTGTACTGTTTCAAAAATACTCTTATCAGCATTAGAAACGAACTCTGAAATATAACGCTTTTCAGTTACTTCACCGTCTGCCGTAATGATCTTATATACACTTTCAGATAATAAATCAACTGTAACTTTGGTCAAGTTATTGAAGCTGTTATTGAACATTTCTAATTTCTTTTCATCGGAAATGCTTTCGTCGTTAACCATATTGAGAATTCTGGTTGTTTCAAAACTCTTAATGTTGGTCTGCGTCATATGACGATAGGTCAACGGCTTAACACATATAATAAAATCTGGACTGATTGCAACTTGATCAATCCAATAGTTACTTTGTTGCTGATCTAACAACATTCTTAAATCAATTTCGTATTCAACATCTTCTGTTGTGTTGGGAATTTTATGCGTAAACGGCATCTTTGCACCGTAGGTTGCTAGACGGATAGCAATCAATATAGTATCTAAATCTAGTGTAGGAGTTAACCAAGCATCTTTAATATTGGGCATACAACTTTGAATAACATCCACAACTGCCTGACCGTTCATTAATGCATCGGGTGTTTTAAACAACAGCTCATCTCGAGCCGTCATGGAGAAAACAGGAAACTCACAGTTCTCGGGGATAACAATACTGCCTTTGGGCCAAAACTCTCCTCCGCTAGGCAGTTTGATATAGATCTTTGGCTGGCGCATATAATTGGCCAGTGGATTGATTCTTGGTTGGAACGTTGGGGTTTGCATTTTTTATCTCCGATAAATAAACTATATATGGATATTCTCTTTTATTTATCTATACACTTAATGATGGTTTTTAATCTATGAACGGCGCAACCGAAGCAACACAAGCAGAACTATTAGCTACTGCCCAAGCCATGAATGTCAATCTAATTAAACTTCAAGGTTTGTTGGGTGGTGCAAGAGGCGCTGGCGGATCCGGGGGTGGTGTTGCAGGATTAGCGGCCGCAGCAGGGCCCGCTGGGTTAGCAATGAAAGCATTAAGTGGTGCTAGCAGTGTAGTATCTGGATTATTTTCAGCTATGGGCAATATCATAGGAAAAGTTATTGGCGGGTTGGCCAACACTGCAAGTAATCTTTTTAACTTTGCCAAAGCTGCTGCAAACGGCACAGCTAAATTAAGCGATTTTTATGATGCCTTTAAAGACTTACCATTCTTTGTAGGCGAAGTTGCAAGTATATTTGCTAGTATTGTTCGATACTCTGAAGGGTTATTAGCGTCATACAGAGACATGACCAAAGCAGGTGCAAGTTTCAGTGGCGACTTATTTGTTATGGCGCAAATGGCAACTAGGGGTTATTTGTCTCTACAAGAATTTAGCAAAATAGTTCGTGCAAATTCTGAAATATTCAGCACCCTAGGCGGCAATGTTGAATCGGGCATGGGTAAGTTTGTAGATGTGCAAAACAAGCTAATGGGTCCGGGTAGTGCATATTCTAAAAGTATTTTAGGATTAGGTTTTACTGCTGAAGAAACTGCCGATGTATTAGCATCTGTAATGAATTTACAAGGCAACTTGAACAAGAAAGAACTTGCAAACAATGATAAAGTTGCTGCCAGTGTCAATAATGTTATTAACGAAATGGACCTGTATGCAAAACTAACAGGCAAGACTAGAGAAGATCAAGAAAAAGCATTAAAGAAAGCATCGTTTGATAATGCATGGAAAACATTTACACAAGGATTAAATCCAGATCAAGCTGCATCAGCAACATTGGCTGTAGACAGAGCACTGCAAGAAGGTGGAGAAGGTGCCTCTGATAATTTAAGACAAATGTTTATGACTGGTGGAGCAATTTCTACACCTATAACTGATGCAGCAAAAGCATTTTATGTGCAGACTCAAGGTGCAGGTGATGAGTATACTCGTGCATTGTTTGATTCTGTAATGAATATGAAAGCAGGTAGTAAAGAGCAGGCAGTTGCACAGGCAAAGGCAAGAACTCTCATTGCTGATCAATACAACGATTACATATCTAAATTTGGACCAATGGGTGGTTTGTTAAGTGTAATGGGCAACAAATTTGTTAACAATGCAAACTTAATGGGCAACGCATTAAAGAACGGCGGACTTTCCGCTGATCAGAATGCAAAAAGAGTTGACGATGCATCGAAACAACAGGCTAAACAAGCAACAGGGACTGCGGCAGCATTAGGAGAAGCTGGATTGAATATTAAAAACTTTGGTATCATGATAATGGGTTTAGTTAACACTATTATTGGACCTATTGCTGGAGAATTAATTAACGTTGGACAAGAGATAACAACTGCACTATTGCCAGTGATGAAATCAGTTGCAGCGTGGTTCAAGACAGCAGTTACTGATTTAAGAGGGGCGTTTGACACAGGCGGATTCTCTGGTCTAATGAAGAAGTTTGGTGAAAAAATTACTGAAGGAGCAGGAAATGTGTGGACATTTATAAAACCAATTTGGTTAGAGCACATACAACCTGCATTGGAAAGTGCGTTTAAATCAATAATGGATTTCTTACAACCATATTTTAAATCTGCAATGGATCAAGTATCCGATATGCTTAATGCTTGGGTATATACCTTGCCAGGCGGTAACAAAGTGTTCAATGCAGAGGATCCTGAACAACGGGCTAAACGACGACAATATGAACAGGCGCTTGCCGAAGATGATGCAAAAATTAAATCTTTAAAAGATCAAATAGAAGCTAATAGATCTGCTATGGGGGCCGACCGTCGATTAGATGTCAATCCTGAATATAAAAGAACAATCTCTAGATTACAAGAGTTACTGGAAGGTGCAGAATTTAAAAGAAGAGCAGATGCAGAAATGGCTAGACCTGGAAAACGACATTCCGGAACAATTGGAATGACTGGAAATTGGTGGGAGAAAGCTGATACAACGGTTAATATACAGCAAGGTGAATCAGTAGTTACACAGTCCCAAATGGATCAAATTGTTAATACAGCAAGTCAGAACGGTGTTGCACAGGCGCTACAACAGTTAAATAGCTTAACTGCACAATTGTTAAGGCAAGCAAAGGATACTGCCGAAAATACTAGATTGACTCACGAAGCAACTAGAAGATTAGATGGTAATTTATTTGCATAAGATAAGAGATAATATATGGCAACTTGGAAAAAATACTTCACCCCCGTTAATACATCAGGTAAACTGAGCCCAGTTAGCGGCAGCATGGGAGGCGGTGGTAGCAATCCTAGCAGAACAAACTATTCTAGCTATTTGCCCGATGTATATGCTGGTCATCCAAACCGGTTAGAGCGTTACGGTCAATATGATACAATGGATACAGACAGTGAAGTTAACGCCGCCCTTGATATCCTAGCAGAGTTCTGTAGTCAAACCAATGACGAAAACAAAACACCATTTAGTGTTTATTTTAAAGAAAAAGCCACTGCTACTGAAATTAAGATTATTAAAAAGTATCTACAACAGTGGACTAAACTAAACAAATTTGACACACGCATCTTTAAAATTGTTCGCAATGCGTTCAAATACGGTGATGTATTCTTTGTCCGTGACCCAGAAACACAGAGCTGGATGTATATTGATCCTGCTAAAGTAGATAAGATCATTGTTAACGAATCGGAAGGTAAGAAGCCCGAACAATATATGATTCGTGACTTTAATCCTAACTTAGAAACACTGGCAACTACAGCTATTAACCCAAGTAACTTACACGGTGGTGGCAGTAGTTTTGGCGGCAGTTATGGTACGGGTCAAGGCGGTGCTGGGGGATCACGCGGCATGGTTGGTTCATTTCCGACCAGCACTAACAGCAGTAGATTTGCAGAGAATCAAAATCAATACGCAATTGATGCACGACATGTAATCCATATTTCAATGAGCGAAGGGTTAGACAACAACTTTCCTTTTGGCAACAGTTTGATGGAAAGTATCTTTAAAGTATTCAAACAAAAAGAATTATTAGAAGACGCTATCATTATCTATCGTGTACAACGTGCTCCTGAACGCAGAGTATTCTATATTGACGTTGGTAATATGCCAAGTCACTTGGCAATGAGCTTTGTAGAACGTGTTAAAAACGAAGTAAATCAACGCCGTATTCCAAGTACAACAGGTGGAAGTCAGAGTGTTGTGGATGCTGGATATAACCCGTTAAGCATTAACGAAGATTACTTCTTCCCGCAAACAGCAGAAGGTCGCGGCAGTAAAGTTGAGATCCTACCAGGAGGAACTAACCTAGGAGAGATTGATGATCTTAAGTATTTTACTAATAAGCTGTTCCGTGCTCTACGCATACCTAGTTCTTATCTACCTACCGGCAGTGACGATGGAGGATCTAACTTCAATGATGGTCGTGTTGGAACAGCCTACATCCAAGAATTGCGATTCAACAAGTACTGCGAGCGTCTCCAAAGTCTGTTAAATGGTCCTTTTGACACAGAATTTAAAGTATATTTGCACACCAAAGGCATTAATATTGACAGTAATATCTTTGATGTTCAGTTCAATCCTCCACAAAACTTTGCATCATATCGTCAAAGTGAGATGGATACTGCCCGTGTTGCAACCTATTCTACCATGGCTGCTGTGCCGCATATCAGCAAACGCTTTGCACTAAAACGCTTCTTAGGCCTAAGTGCAGAAGAGATTGCAGAAAACGAAAGCCTATGGAAAGAAGAGAATATTGATGAAGATACTGCATTAAGTGCTAATGCTGAACTACGTAATGCAGGTATTACTGCTAACGGTATGGCTGGTGATTTGAGTGATTTAAGCAGTGCAGCACCACCTCCGCCTGCTCCGGGTGAAGAAGGAATGGAAGAACCAGGCATGGATCAAGCTGCGGCAACACCGTCTGCTCCTCCGGCTTAATGAATAAATAAGTCTATGCTATTAAGAGAATTCATTTACTTTGACAAGGATCATGCAGATCCGCAAGACGATAACCGGTATTTAAGTCAAAATGATACCAGCGTTCTGCGTAAGTCTGACCTACGCAAGACTCGTTTAACATTGAAAATGTTGAATGATCTACGCAAAGCAGGTGATGCTAGAGAGAAAGAACAAAAAGAAGAACGCGGTTTAATTAGAAAGATGTATGAGATGCCTCCGCCGGAAGCAGCGGCTGCATAAACTGATAGTTTAACTTTTTGTATCAGCAACTAAATATTTTTAACAAAATTATGTCAATTCAGAGTCAAACTCTGCCTCCTTTAGTCTAAAACGGCTCGTTTTAGGCCTATTTCGTATAAGTATATCAGAACGGCCGTAAATACGTTACAGCCTTGCCGCTACCTATTAAGGAGAATTTATTAATGTCTACAAAATTTGAACAACTGTTAGACCTTCTAGTCAATGAAGAACATGAACAAGCCAATGAACTTTTTCATGATATCGTCGTTGAAATGTCTAGAGGTATCTACGAAAACCTAATCGCTGAAGAAGCAGATGAGGAAGAAGAAATGGATGAGTCCGCAGAGGACGACGAAGAAGAAATGGATGAGTCATCTGAAGAAGAAGACGAGTCTGTTGAAGAAAACATGGATCTAGAAGATTCGTACAGCATGGAAGCAGATCCAGATGATGGCTTCGGTGGTGGCGAAGAAGGTGATGCCACTGATGATCTAGGCGCTGAAATTGGTGCCGATGGTGATGATATGGGTGGAGAAGAAGGTGGCGAAGACGCTGCTATCTTTGATATCAAGAACGCTATTGCTGAACTAGAAGCTGCATTTGCACAACTAGAAAAAGCCCAAGGCAGCGAAGAAGCTGGTATGGGAATGGACGGTGATGACAACATGGGCATGGACGGCGAAGATGAGCCAGAAGACGAAATGATGGGCATGGGAATGCAAGAAGGTCGTCGCGTTACACGTGAATACGTTGAAAAAGTTGGAAACGACTGGGATAAGTCTGGAAGCCAAAAAGCACAAGGTCAATACCTAGGTGCTGGTACTGGTGAGAAAGATGGTGCTCCGGTTGAAGGCCGTAGCCCAATCAGCTCTGGTAAAGGTAAGCCTAATACAGGCGCTAATGCTAGTAACATTCTAAAGCCAGCTACAGAGCCAGGCACAAACACAGGAACAAGCCCAGCTGGTAAAGCAGGCGGTTTCTTGAGCGCAGCTAAAGATATGAACACAGGTAACGGTAATGTTCCTGGCGGCAAGATGGGTGTTAAAAACCTAGCTAAAGTTGCTGGCGGACACGGTGCCGAGAAGAAGGGCAGTGGTCCTGGTCCAGTAGGTTCTGGTAAAGGCGATAAAGCCGGCCAGACTGATGTTCCAAAAATTCCGCAGTTCTTAAAGAAGCTATAATTAGAGAATTAGGATGAAAGTATCTTACTTAAGAGAACACCTGAGTTTTGATCAGTCCGGCATCGTAATGGAGTCGGACGACAAGGATGGTAAAAGCCTTTACCTAAAAGGTATTGCTATCCAAGGTGGAATTCGCAACGCGAATCAACGAGTCTACCCAGTAGATGAAATTGAACGTGCTGTAAAGACACTTAATGATCAATTACAAAACGGGTATTCTGTACTTGGTGAAGTTGATCATCCTGATGATTTAAAAGTGAATTTGGACCGCGTATCCCATATGATTACTCAAATGTGGATGGAAGGTCCTAATGGATATGGAAAGATGAAAATCCTTCCTACGCCAATGGGCAATTTAGTACGCACGATGCTTGAAAGCGGTGTAAAACTTGGTGTTAGTTCTCGTGGTAGCGGCAACGTAAACGACGGAAACGGCCATGTATCAGATTTTGAGATTATTACGGTGGACGTAGTTGCACAACCAAGTGCTCCTGGCGCTTATCCTACTCCTGTTTATGAGCATCTCATGAACACAAGAGGTGGAATGAGAGCATATACAGTAGCAACAGAAGTAAAAGAAGATCCAAAGGCCCAGAAATATTTGCAAGAATCCCTTTTGCAAATTATTAAAGGTCTAAAATAAGCCCGAGGAGAAATAAATGTTGGACGCATTCAAACAATTAGTTGAGTCAGGTGTAATGACAGAAGAGACAACACAAGTTGTCGAAGCTGCCTTTGCTGCCAAGATTCAAGAGAATCGCGACCAAGTCACCGCAGAACTTCGTGAAGAATTCGCACAAAAGTATACACATGACAAACAAGTTATGGTAGAAGCGATCGACAAGATGTTAAGCGACAGATTGGCCGTAGAGATGGCTGAATTGCACAATGACAAGAAGGCTCTAGCTGAAGCAAAAGTAGCATACCAAACACGTATTGCTGAAGATGCTACCAAGTTAGAAGGTTTCATGATCACGCAATTAGGCAAAGAATTAGTTGAATTTCAAAATGACCGTAAAAAAGTTAGCGAGAATTTCAACAAGTTAGAGCAGTTCGTTGTACATGCCCTAGCTAAAGAAATTGGAGAGTTTGCTGTTGATAAGAAGGACCTAGCTGAAACAAAAGTTAAGTTAGTTCGTGAAGCAAAGAGCAAGTTTGAAGAAATCAAACAAAGTTTCATTAAGCATAGTTCTAAAGTTGTAGAAGGTGTAGTCACTAAAAAGTTGACATCTGAAATCAAGCAATTGAAAGAAGATATTGACAGTGCTCGCACAAACGATTTTGGTCGTAAGATTTATGAAGCGTTTGCACAAGAATATTCTGGTTCTTATCTAAATGAGAAGTCTGAAACAAGTAAATTGTTGAAGATCATCGCAAAGAAAGATCAAGAATTATCTGAAGCTAAACAAGTTGTAGCAGAAAAAACTACCATTGTAGAATCCAAGGAACGTGAAATTCGTATCCAGAAAGACTTAATGGAACGTAAGGCTGTTATGGCTGAATTATTGGCTCCTTTGGATGCCAGTAAGAGAGAGATTATGAAAGAGCTTCTAGAGTCCACAGCGACAAAGAAACTTAACGAGTCTTTCGACAAGTACCTACCAGCAGTGATGGACGGACAGAAAAAATCTGCCCCTAAAAAGGCGTTAACTGAAAGTTCTGAAGTTACTGGAAATCGTGAAACCAAGCCTGAGGTAGGCTTAGATAACATTTTAGATATCCGCAAATTAGCGGGCCTAAAATAATTTATATTCAAGGAGACAATTAAAATGTCACAACTATTAAATGAAAGATGGTCAGAGACCAAAGAAGCTCTGCTTGAAGGCCTAACCGGTAACCGTAAAGCTTCGATGAACGTATGTTTAGAGAATACACGCCGCCATTTGGCTGAAAGCGCAACTGCTGGTGCAACATCTGCTGGTAACGTAGCTACACTTAACCGTGTTATTCTACCGGTTATCCGTCGTGTTATGCCTACAGTTATTGCTAACGAAATCATCGGCGTTCAGCCAATGACAGGACCTGTTGCACAGATCCACACTCTACGTGTTCGTTATGCAGATGACGGTCAGAACGTATCAGCAGGTGAAGAAGCATTAAGCCCATTCAAGATTGCTGCTGCTTATTCTGGTAACAACGTTGATGCTTCTCCAAAAGCACAAACAACTGCTAACCTAGAAGGTACTCCAGGTAAGCGTATGAGCATTCAGATCTTGAAGAGCCCAGTTGAAGCAAAGAGCCGCAAGCTATCTGCTCGTTGGACTTTTGAAGCTGCTCAAGATGCACAAGCCCAACAAGGTATTGACATCGAAGCAGAAATTATGGCTGCTCTAGCACAAGAAATTACTGCTGAAATTGACCAAGAAATCCTAGCTAGCCTACGTGGCTTGGCATCTGTTGAAGAAACTTATGACCAATCTCTAGTTAGTGGTACTGCTACTTTTGTTGGTGATGAGCACGCTGCTCTTGCTATCCAGATCAATCGCGTAAGCAACTTGATCGCTCAACGTACACGTCGTGGTTCTGGTAACTGGGCTGTTGTTTCTAACCAGGCTCTAACGATCCTTCAGTCTGCAACAACTAGTGCTTTTGCACGTACTACAGAAGGTACATTCGAAGCTCCTACAAACACAAAGTTTGTTGGTACATTGAACGGCGCAATGCGCATTTATGTTGACGCATATTTGAGCGATGCAACTGCTCAAAACGACAACCAAGTTCTAATCGGTTACAAAGGTGCTAGCGAAGCTGATGCGGCTGCATTCTATTGCCCTTACATTCCGTTGATGTCTTCTGGTGTTGTTCTTGATCCAGCAACATTCGAGCCAGTAGTTGGTTTCTTAACTCGTTACGGTTACGTCGAGTTGACAAACACAGCTTCCAGCTTGGGTAACGCTGCTGACTATCTAGGCAAAGTGTCTATCACTGCTGCTAAAGTTAGCTTCAAGTAATCAACTGCTAAAAGCAAAACAATTAACCTGCTTCGGCGGGTTTTTTGTTGACTATACTATAAATAAACAGTCTAGATTATTATGCTGTACCATCAGCGTAGGGCCTAGAACGCCATTAAACTCAAGGAGAAACAAAATGGGACGTCCAATTAAAAAAACATTTTTCGGAAATTTAAACACAGGTGGCGCAGGAGCTGAAGCTGTTGCATCTGTTACATTATCTACAACATCGTTTGCTGTATCAACATTAACTGTTACAATGACTTTTTCAGCACCGCAGATTGCTGGTGGAGTAACAGCCGCAGGTACACCTGTAAAAACAGGAAATACTGTTACTAGCGTTACAATTACAGAAGCAGGTTCTGGTTACACCTCTGCACCAACTGTCGCTTTTACAGGCACTAATATGACAACACAAGGTGCTGGTACTGCTGTGCTAACAAGTGATCGCACCGATGCTATTTCTATTATCTCTTACTTGCCAACTGCTAGTCAGTCACAAACAGGTGGCGACATTATTAAACAAGAATCTAGTCGTCGTTATCTAGTTCGTAACAGTGACGGTTATGGTCAGTGTACTCTAACTACTGGCACATTGACTGCTGGTTTTATGCATATTATTGCTGCTGACTTCTACGGCGGCACATACTATGTAACTAAACTAACTGCTCACAGAGCAGTTTTACAAGTTAGATCTAACACTAGCTCTTGCATCTACTCTAGTGGCAATGTTGCTCCATGGAACATCACTGCTGCTACAGGCACATACGTAACATTGAATCACACAATTTAATTGTTGCCTACTTGATAAAAGGACTCTTCGGAGTCCTTTTTCATTTACTACGCATAGTATCAAATTAGGTAAATACTGGTATGACCACTGAATGGACGCTTCCCTCAATAATTTCTCAATTTGCCGAAGACGGTGGAGAAACAGCACATATATCCTGGACCGATCAATTTCCGATTAGTACAACGGGATTTCTAATGCATATTGCCCGCGCCCCTAGACATGATATACAAATGAAAACGTATTATCTAAAGTTAACAGGATTTAATTTTCGCAATCTTCCAACAACATTGTCTGGAGTTGAGATGAGAATAACTGCTAGACGCAGAGGTAGAATTATGAACGAGACAATACAATTATGTATTGGTAATCGTGTAAGTGATAACCGTGCAACATTACATATTGAACCTGTAGAAGTGTTTGGCGGAGCAACGGACCTATGGTCTATGAAAGATTTATCGTTAGTTGATGTAGCAGATAGTAATTTTGGGGTTGTAGTTAGACTCCAATCGCACACACATTGGCCCCACAAAGACGCAGCGATAGTAGATGCTGTTGAATTGCGAATTCATTAAACTAATAAATACTCTAAAGGAATATAAAATGGCTAGAACGATCAGAGTATCAGGAACACTATCGACAAACCCGACGCCTGGTGCATCGTATAAAATTACCGCGCCCGACGGCAGCGTTACTATTAGTTCTTCTAACACAAACATCATCAGTACCAGCCCTACTGGAAAATTTACAATTCAGACTCCGTCTGTTCAGCTAACAAGTCCTACACAATCTTATAGTTCGCAGACTGGTGCATTAACCGTTGCCGGCGGTGTTGGTATTGAAAAAGATTTATGGGTTGGTGGTATAATTCACGGCATTGTTGAAAATGCAGTTACATCTACCCTATTAATTGTTACTGCTACTAACATTGATTCTGTCTTCTATCCAGTCTTTGTAGACCAATTAGGTACTGGTCGTCAATTAAGAGGCGACAATATAGGCCAAGGTACTGATACATTCCGTGGCTTAACATATAATCCAGCACGTGGTTTGTTGAGAGCAGATAAAATGTTTGTTTCAGCAAGCACCGCATCTACTTCTCCTATCACAGGAGCATTCACTGTCACAGGTGGCGCTGGTATTTTAGGTAATGTTAATCTTGGTTCAAATTTAACTGTAGCAGGCAATGCCAATCCCGAACAAAATTTAAATTCTAATTTAGGTAACACTGCAACACAGTGGGCAGAGTCTTACTTAAATAAAATCTATACACAATTTATTTCTTCAACTGCTAGTAACGTTCAGATTGCACCCGAAGGTGGCGTTACTGAAATCATTGGAGACATTCGTGTTCGTGGTACAAAACCAATTGGTACTGCACCTGTTGTTACTAATGTATTGTATGTTACAATGGACGGTGATGATACTAACGACGGTCGTGCTCAAGATGCTAGCCGTGCTTGCCGTACAATTACTGGAGCTGTTAATAGTCCTTATTATCAACCGGGCACACAGATCCGTGTTAGTCCTGGACATTATTTAGAAGACAACCCAATTCAACTGAAACCATATACAAGTATTATGGGTTCAGACATTCGTACTACAGGTGTTGAACCGATTAACAAGACACAAGACTTGTTCCATATGAATTCAGGATGCTACCTAGCGTTCATGCAATTCTTAAATGGACGTAGTGGTTTGTTAGAAGGAGCATATGAAGATAGATTTAATCGTGGAGCATATTGCACAGCATTCCCTCCATTGATCGGTGATGATAGAATTGATCTATATCATTCTCCATACATTCAAAACTGTACCAACCTTTCTGGCCCATGGTTAAAAGATGGTACATTGTTCACCCCGAACCAAACAGTTCAAGTGCCTACTGCTGTTGGTACAGGAACTTGGGTAATTAATACAACTAGCATCGTAGTAAACGTAGCGTCTGGCACGATTAAGCAAGGCGACTATGTCAATGCTGGACAACAAAATCCAGGATTCTTCAATGCTCGAACATTGTTGTTGGCCAGCAAACCATTCTTACAAGAACAAGTTGTTGCACATGTTAACAGTAGCTATCCTGGATTTGTTTATAATCAAGAAAAATGTTTTAGAGATGTTGGTATCCTTATAGAGAATGCTGCATACGATGCAGCATTTGGCGGTAATGAAAAATCTGTTGAAAGTGGTTTAGCATATTTTAACGGAGTAGTAAGTGTTATTGCTGGTCAAGAAATACAAACCACTAATGCTATCAATTACCTTCGTGATCGTTGTTTAGAAGTTATTACTAATACTCCTTGCACTAATACGATTTCTGGAAAATATTCTCAAGTTAGAAATACAGTATTAATAGGTGGCGGTGTTGCATCCGATTCAATAACAAATCTATTTGGTATTGTTACAACAATTATTAATAACGGTCCATCAGCTGCTCCAAAAATTTATAAGAGCACTGGGCCAGATGCAGCATTTGTTAGTGCTGAAATTTTAATGCAAGCCAACAGAGCTTTCATGCAAGAAGATACTATCAATTATATCAATTATAATTTATGTGTACCTCCTAAAACATTGCCATACAACAAAATTAAATGCAAACGAGATGTTGGATTAATTGTAGATTCTGTTGCATTTGATTTGTTATATACAACTTCAAGTCAAACAACATTTGCCGGTTTACAATATTGGAACCAAAACGGTTATGTAGGTACAATTGCAGGTGAACTTACAACTACAACCGCCGCAGTTAGCTATCTAAAAGAGTTAGCAGTTAAAGTTATACAAAATATTACACCTGCTGACGATTTAGTAACTCGTTATCAGACCAGTACTCCGCAGAATACTAGTTTAGAAGCAGCTACAGCAGAAGAAGCAACAATTATTATAAAAGAATTTAATATTATTCTTGACATTCTTGGCGGAAATAGTTTAGGATGGTCTGATAAAATTATTCCTAATGGTCGCTCTAGTGAATTTTTAAGTGTACGAAATGCTGTCGCAATTTTAGAAGCCAACAAAAATTACATGAAGGCAGAAGTTATTGCATATATCGATGCATTGAATGTAGGATTTTTAGATGCTCACAATGCAAGGACAAAATATATCCGAGACATTGGTTATATGATTGATTCTGTTGCATTTGATTTGTTGCATGGTGGCAATAGACAAGCTGTTCAATCTGGTCTAGCATATTATGCCCCTGATCTAGGAACTATTACTATTCAGGCACAAGAAGTAGCAACAACTAATGCATTTACTTATTTGGCTACTATTGCAGGTAATATTGTACAAAATATTAAAATTAGTCCGTTACAAACACGAGTAAAACAAAATACTTTGTTGACTACTGCTACATCTGCCGAAGCTACATTGATTGCTAACGCGGTTTCTACAGTAACAAATATCATAAACAACGGTCCAGTTGGCTACAAATACAGCCCTATGTCATTAACTGAATCTGGTTCTGCAAATGTTGCTAACGCATTTAATATATTATTGGCCAACAGAGCATTCATACAGGCAGAAGTTGTTGCTTATATTGATAAGACATACAATCCTAATTCGTTTAGTTATGACGAAGAACTATGCTACAGAGATACTGGCTTGTTAATTGACGCAGTTAGTCAAGATATCTTATTAGGCGGTAACAGCAAATCTATCGAAGCCGGTCTTGCATATTGGAATCAAGGTTATAATTCTATAGCAGGACAAGAGACTACCACTACAATGGCAATTAATCACATCCGAGATATTGCTCTACAGATTATTGCAAATGAAGCTGTTACTGCACAGACTGGAACATTGTCTACACAGGTAATTAATCACTTCTTTGATTACGGCGGCGATTACATGCCACAACAAGCTGTAAGTCGTAATTTCAATATTATTACGATTATTATTCAAGAAGGTCCTGAATATGCGCCGCCTGTATATCAAGGTGGTGGTATCTTTGCATTAACCGGTATCAACGGACTAGATGTTAAGACTGCTCCTCAGGTTACTTCTGTTAGTACAATTACAGTTGGCAAATATCTAGTAGGGTTGAATACTGCTACTATTGGTTTTGGAACTAACTCAACATTATACTTTGGTGAAACATTAGTATTCCCTAAACAAGATTTTGAAGTTGCAGCAATGAGTTTAGAATTGACAGGTGATGCAACTACATGGAACAGCAGAAAAGTTGATCCTATTGGCGGCATGGGTGGTAGTCTAGTAGACGGCGCTGTTATTAGTGCTCGTAGTCCTATCCAATCTTTTGTTTATGATGCGTTTACACAACTAACACAAGGCGGTCACGGTGTTAAGATCACTAATGATGGTTATGCGCAGTTAGTTTCTGTGTTTACAATCTTCTCAAGTGTTGGAGTTCAAGTTACCAATGGTGGTATTGCTTCTATTGTTAACAGTAACGCTAACTTTGGTGATGTTTGCTTATTGGCAAAAGGTTACGGAGAAAGAAAGTTTAGCGGTACAATTTATAATCCAGTATTTAAGGCTTATCCAAAAGGTACTGATTTAGATCAATATTACCCTGCAGGCTATTGGCCAAACAATGCTCGCGTTGAAGTGTTCTTACCAGATACAGGTGATAGACCACACATTTCTCTAGTAATGGAAGTACTTCCTCCAGACGGTCATACTAACGAGCAAGGATTCCCCGGATTCCTAAACGCTGTCCCTAACCTAGCAACGCTGAATACTGGTACAATTACTATCACTGGTATTAATACTGACGGTATTGCAATTGGCAATACATTGTACATTAGAGATCAAAATGCTAGTACTGTAGATTCAAGCGGAACACCATATGTAGCTACTGGAACAGTTGTTACTGATCTAGGTTATCAGAGTGTTACACTAAATCTTGCATTAACAGGTGGCGGCGGCGAAATTGGCAATCCTAATTTCTTTAACTTATATTTTTGTGGAAATGCTTACTATACAGTATTAAGCAGTGAAGTGGCTGAAAATCCAAAGACTGCTGGATTGAATTTATTGTCAGCAGCCAGTACCGGCGGCACTGATCAAATCGCGCAACACACTCTTGCATTACAACGTTTAAATATTATTGTTGATCAAGTTATTAGTAACACCACTGTGACAAGAATGTCCACATCCACACAAACTAAACTTCCATTAGTAACTGGTGGTGGGGCAGCACAAACATTTATTGATCTACGATTTGGAGAAATAATCAGTATATTTGGTGCTGCTAATCTAGCGGCAGCTGAAGCAGTTATTCCTGTTAAGTTAAGAACAAAAACTGGCCCTGCTGTACAAGGCGCAGGTTCTGCAATTACACTAATTAAAGCCAATATAGATTTTATGGCTGACGAAATACTTGCCTATATTACAGGTGACATTGGATCAGGCGGTTTAGATTTTACAAATTTTAACCAAGATAAATGTAAGAGAGACATTAAGATTATTTTACAAAGATTGATCTACGATATTGAAACTGGCGGTAGATATAATAGTGTTATGAACGGATTGAGCTACTGGTCAAGAGACGCCACGCATCATTTAATATCTTTAGGAGAAAATGTAAGACGTACTGATCTATTCCCAGACGGTTCTACTGTTAACTTCTACCAACGTAGTTACATCAGCGCATCTGGATATGTATTTGAATATGTAGGTGCCGGAACTAACTATGGTGCATTACCACAAGTAGGTCGCGCAGATCCTGTACAAGGAAAAGAAACAGTTCAGTTAGGCAGCGGTAAAGTATTCTTTACAAGTACTGATCAGAACGGTGACTTCCGTATTGGTCCAGGATTAGTTATTAGTCAAGCAACAGGTGTTCTGAGTGGTAGAACATTTACTAAATCGTTATTCGCTAACATGACACCGTTCATCCTAGCAATTGAAGGTGGAAACCTATAAGGAAATATCATGGCATTAATTCCATTAAACACATTTAAAACAAAGACCGCAGTGTTAGGTAGTAATTCTACTAGCACAGTATATACAGCACCAGTTGGTGTTACAAGTATTATATTGATGGCACAGGTAGCAAACTTAACTACTCAAACTCAAACATTAAATTTTGTTCATCATAGAAACAGACCAATATTAGCAGATGCACAAGGTAATGGCAGACAAGATGCTAACATAGACAGTCCATTGGTTAGAAACTTTTTAGTGCCTGCGGGCGATGCTGCTAGTGTATTAAGTGGCAAACTAATTATCGAAAGTTTAGACAGCATTAGAGCATATAGCGGAAACACTGGAACATTACAATTAGTATTGAGTATTCTAGAAACAGCAAACGAATAATAGAGACGTATAATGGCTAAACTATTAAGTGGATCATCATTACGAGTAGGGGGTAGTAATACTTTTATTAACCTAATCAATGCTCAACCTCAACTGACTACATCATCAAGTACTACCACAGGTTTTACAATTAACACTGACCAATTCTTGATAACAACTTATCGTTCAAGTCTAGGTAACCTAGAAATGAATTCTGGGACTATCTTTAATAACATTCCTAACGGTAATATTACACTTGCAGGAACTGGCACAGGATTTGTATTTGTATCAAGCAGCACGGCATCGACTAGTACAACATCCGGTGCATTGGTTGTTGCAGGCGGTATTGGAGTTGGCGGAACAATATGGACTGCACAAGATATTCATGTTAACGGATTAACAATAGGACAAGGATTCAAAGGAATCAATAATATTGTTATTCAGGGAACTGCTATTACTCAAGTAAATGAATTTAGTAATGGTCAAGAAAGTATTGTAATTGGGAATGATGCACTACAAGGGTTATCTACAGCATATAAAAGTGTCGCTATCGGCAACTATGCATTAAGTAGCGGTACTGAAATTAGAAATAGTATTGCAATAGGTGACAGTGCTCTTAAAGCAACTGGGTCTGTTCAGTACGTATTAGCAGCCGCAATTACCAATATCACTAAAGCCAATCCAGCAAGAGTAACAGCCGCAGGACATGGTCTAGCAACCGGTACACATATTACTATTGTTGGTGTTGCTGGTATGACTGAAATCAATGGATTAAAATGTTATGCTAAAGTTATAGATAGTTCCACACTGGATTTATATTCTAATGTTATTGTAACAACACCAATTAATAGTACAGGTTATTCTACATATACCGGTAGCGGCACAGTAAACAGATTGCTAACTCGCGATAACAATATTGGTATTGGTAACAATGCAGGTGCAAAACTTATTGACGGAGAACAAAACTTTTTCTTTGGAGAAAGTGTTGCAAAGAATTTAACTACTGGATCTTTTAACTTTTTAATTGGTCACAATGTAGGACAGAATTTAATTACTGGTAGCGGTATTATTGGTATCGGTGGCGACAATCTAGTTGACGGTGTTGACAATCAAATTAATATTGGCAGCGCATTTTACTATAACGGATCTGGTCATTTAGAATTAATTACCGATGTTACACTTGGCTTGGGCACCCCTTGCGGTACAGACACTGCGGCATTATGGGTAATAGGCGGAACCAACATTGATTCACCCGACACAGCAATAAGCACTACAACCGGTGCGTTAGTTGTCGCAGGCGGTGCAGGCTTTGGAAAAGATGTGTGGATTGGAAAAGATCTAACAGTATTAGGCACAATCAACGGTGCTATTAATACTACTACAAATATTCGTGGCGGCGCCAGAGGCAGTGTACCATTTCAAACTAGCACAGGTATAACATCATTGTTACCGATTGGTGCAACTGGTACAGTGTTGGTATCTGACGGTCATGTTCCTTATTGGAGCAATGCCGGTGGAAATGGCGGACTTGGAGTAATTTCGACTGCAACTGAAGCAGTGTTTATACATGCAACTACTGCTAATAATGTATACTATGTTGGGTTGAGTGAATCAATTGGGACTTATTCAAAATTTGACGGCGACTCTAGATTAAAATACGTAACTACTAGCTCTAATGTTAATACCAGTACATATTATTCATCAGGCACAAATGTATTAAATGTTCCTGGAACTGTTTACAGTGCTACTGGCAACCCCGATGAGTATAATTTATTATATACTCCTAGAGTTACATTGAGTGATATTGCACCTGTTAATCCTAGGGTAGGAGATTTTTGGATTGATACGGTAAATGGTGTTGAACTACAATGGATCAAAGATGGTCTTAATGCTTTTTGGATACAATTTGCAGGACTGTAAAATTAACAAAAGAATTATAATATGGCAACTTTAAATTTTCCCTCAAATCCAGTAATTGGTGATACCTATACCGTAGGCACTACTACATGGAAATGGACCGGGTATGCTTGGATTAAAGCACCCGGAGCTAATACATTTGGTTTAATAACAGCTACAAGTATTATTGTTTCAACAACAACTAATTCTGTATCTACATTAACTGGATCTCTTGTAGTATTTGGCGGAGTCGGTATCGGTGGCGACTTATGGTTAGGTGGCGATTTGTATGCACAAGGACATTATGTATTAACTACTGCAACATTTGCTAATGGCGTATTGGATGGATCAGACATTAATATTAATACTAATCCAGGCGGCTCTGTTACAATTTCTAATACGTCAACATTACAATCAGTAACTGGGCGCGGAGCAACAACTACTAATGTGGTAACATTTGCTAGCACTGCTAGATCAACTTCAACTACTACAGGTGCTGTGATAATTAAAGGTGGATTAGGAATCGCAGGCAATTTGACATTAGGCAGCAGAATTTATGCAAATGGTTCTACTGGAACAGTAGGTCAAGTATTGAGTGTTACTCCTACTGGATTAACATGGGCATTACCGGTTAGTACGTTTAATGGCGGCAATGTAAATTCTCCTATGCGTATTTTATCTACAGTATCTTCAGTTAGCACTACTACTGGCGCATTGATAGTAACCGGTGGTGTCGGCGCTGGTGGTGATGTATGGGTAGGTGGTCGAGTAAATTCTGAAAGTGTTAAAATTGCAGATGCAATTTTTGATTCAAGTTCTGTCAACATAACTAACACTGCACCTACAGCAATTGATTCATTCTCGTTTAGCCAGTATAGATCAGCAAAGTATCTAGTTCAAATTGATGAAGGTTCTACCTCAACAGCACGCTGTCAAGTAACTGAACTTATGATGATCGTAACCAACACAGGTACAGTAAGTATTTTAGAATACGGTAATATAATGCCAAACGGAGACCTGGGTAATTTTGATGCTAACTACATAAGTGGGACAGTTACTCTAGTATTCATAGCAGTAGACAATATTCCAAAGACAGTCAAGGTATTAAGAACAGCAATGGCTGTATAACGGAGAAGTAAATGGCGGCAATTAGTAAAGATTTCGTAGTTAAGAACGGCATAGTCATAGAGGGTGACAGTGAAGTAACTAGTTCTACGAATCAAATAGACGCCTTACAGGTAGACGGCGGAGCCGCCATTGCAAAGAATTTAATTGTAGGAACAACTGCAACTATTCTTGGAAACGTATTTCTTAATCAACCATTACTACCCTTATCGAGAAATGCAACCCTTGGATCTCCAGACAATCCATTTTCAGAATTATATCTACGAGGAAATTCATTATATATAGATCATGTTGTTATAACATCTACTGGGACAGACTTAACAGTTTCTAGCACAATTGGTTCTTCAGTAGTACATGCTGGTTCGTTAATATTAAGTAACATTGCATCTTCTAATAGTCCTAGCACTGGTGCATTGCAAGTTGCTGGTGGCGCAGGCATTGGCGGAAATTTATATGTTGGATTGGATGCCGAGCTTCAACAAACGTTGTCAGTAACTGGCACATCGGTATTTTATTCAACGATATCAGTTGCGGGTATAGCATCATTTAACAATACTGCTCCTGCAACATCAATGGGTGCTGGCGCAGTTCAAGTTACTGGCGGCGCAAGACTAAACAACAATTTAGTTGTCATGAGCACTGCATCTAATACTGGCACATTAGAAACCAATGCCGTATATGTTGAAGGCGGCGTCGGAATTAAAGGAGGATTGGCAGTTAGTGGAAGTGCTGTATTTAAAAACGATGTATACTTCCAAGGTTCTACTACCTATGTTTACAGTACAAATACCGTCTACACAGACAATTTAATTGAGCTACATGTACCTCCAACGGGTGCATGGACATTTGACGATGGAAAAGATATTGGATTTAGATTCCGCTATTATAATAATGCTGATTGGAATGCCGCATTAATAGTTGCTAACGATTCTAAAAAATTAGAATTTTATAAAAATGGATCAGAAGTTAATGGCTCATTTGTTGGAGTCTACGGTGATTTTAAAACGGGCACACTTCAGTTAGTTGGTAATGCCACTTCTGTATCAACTACTACTGGAGCATTAACTGTTGCCGGCGGAGTTGGTATTGCAGGTAATTTATTTGTTGCTGGCGGAATAACAGGTACAATTACACAAGCTGATAATTTAACTGGTGGTGTAAAAGGTTCTATACCTGTACAAAGTAGTACTGGTACAACTATATTTGTTGATCCAGGCACTAGAGGTAACCAAGTATTAACTTGGGATTCTGCTACATTTTTACCCAAGTGGGGTGATTCAGGTGTTTATGCCACTACTGCATCAAACATTGCAGGAGGATATCCCGGATCTATTGTATATCAATTAACTACTGGATCAACAGCATTTTTAATTGGCAGTAGTTCGAAATACATGTTGACCTATAACACAGGCACACATGCTCCACAATGGACTAATCCTATTGAATATACAGTAGGGTATGCTAATACTGCTACTACTTCTACATGGGCAAGTACTGCAAGTTACTCAGTATATGCAAGTAGTGCAACTTATGCAACAACTTCTAGTCAAGCAAATTATGCACTATTTGCAGATTCAGCTACTACTGCTACTACTTCAACATATGCATTTACAGCAACGTATGCAAATATAGCATTTACCTCAACATATGCAAATATAGCATTTACCTCAACATATGCAAATATAGCATTTACAGCAACGTATGCAAATATAGCATTTACAGCAACATATGCAAATATAGCATTTACCTCAACTTATGCAAATATAGCATTTACCTCAACTTATGCAGATATTGCGTCTACAGCAACCTATGCAAATACATCTAACTATGCTGTCGTAGCTGGAACAAGTACATATGCTAATACATCTAATTATGCATTAGTTGCAAGTACTAGCACTTATGCAGATATAGCATTTACTTCAACATATGCTAATACATCTAATTATGCATTAGTTGCAGGTACTAGCACTTATGCAGATATAGCGGTTACTTCAACATATGCAAATACATCTAATTATGCTATCGTAGCTGGAACAAGTACATATGCATCAATTGCAGGATATGTAGTTACATCTACATACGCAAGTACATCTACTAACATTGCAGGTGGTACACCTGGATCAATATTATATCAATCAACTACAGGAACAACAACTTCTTTACCATTAGGTAACGCAGGAGAATTATTGTCTGTTGGTACAGGCTCTAATATTAAATGGATGTCAATCACTGGATTATCAGTCGGATATGCTACAACAGCAACAACAGCAAATTTTTCTGATAACATTAAAACAATTTCTCAATACTCCGATTTAACTTATTATCCTACGTTTGTTACTGACAATAATACTACAGCTACATATGAGGCAGTATATACAACTAGTAGTTTCCGTGTTAATCCTAGAACTGGCGCTGTTAATATTGGTGGTAAAGTAACAGTTGGTGGGAAAATTTGGGCTAATACTGGATCATCTTTTCAAGCACTATCTACTAACAATTTTAGTATAGATAGAAATATGGATCCGTCAGCTGGAGCAGAAATATTCACATCTCTGCCAACAGGTACGGTATGGCGTCAACGAGTATATACCGCCGATGATAAAATTTGGTTACACAATGATAGAAAAGCGCAATCGTCTCGATATATAAATTTTGATTCGTTTGGATCAATAAATTTTGGAGATGCTTTTATACTTGATCGAGAATATGTTTCATTACATGCTGATCTAGAAGCAAGAGCATTTCAGATTAATGTAACTAATTTTGCAAACTTTCCAACTTTAACAACAAGTACCTGGATATTCGATGCCGACGGTGGTTTAACTGCTCCTGGTAAAATATTTGTTAGTTCAACTGCAAGTTCAACATCAACTACAACCGGTGCGTTAGCAGTAGTGGGCGGAGTTGGCATCCGGGGCGATGTATATGTTGGTGGTGATATATACACTAACAATCAAAAGGTTATTACCACTGCTACTATTAACTCTTATGCTAATCAAACAGCTATATTTGCAGGAACTGATACTGCTATCAATACCAGTACCGGCAATGTTACAATTTGGAATACCAGTACATTACAAAGTGTAACTAATCGTGGTAATAGCACTACTAACGCA